TTAAAAACAAAAAAGAACAACAGAGATAAGTGCCTATAAATAAGCAGCTTACTACTATTGTTCTCTCACGCTATTTTTGTACAAATAAGTTTCATTTTGCTTATTATAGTGATTCCGTTGGGGTCACAACCAAATTCTCACAAAACTGTCTATATCAGCCACTTATCTTTCGGATGCAAAGATAGTGATAACATTTTTATAACACAAATTTTTCATTACTTTTTAACTATATTTTGCAAAAGTTGAAATTTGGCGGTTTAAAATACTTTTCTTACTTTTGCACTCGTCAATACAGATTTCACCCTCTATCTTGTTGATGCAACATTTGTGAAACTTCAATACTTTCAATAGGTATTACAATATAGGGGATTGATTAAGCCGTTAGAAGAGGGTCGGTTTTTTCTTTCCCCAATTTTTGTTTGCTATGCAGTATATAAACGTCACCATAGAACTCCTTAAGACATACTCTTCGAGCAAGAGCATGAAGGAACTTCTTGCGCTGGCGATATGGTTCAAAATGCAGCATAGCAATTCCGTGATTTGGAACGTAACAGAATACAAATTGCGCAAAGGATTACGTATTGGAAGACCAAAAGCTCAAAGACTTATTCAAGACATGAAAGATAGCGACCTGTTTACCATAGATGGCAACAAGGTTGTTGTCTCCTCTTTCCGTGACCATACAACAAAGTGGACTCGGAAGAACAAAGAGTATCATGGAGCAATGGTCTGTAAGTTTGAAGTGAAGGAGTACACGATGAAGGAACTCTACAATCTCATAAACGAGAAACTTTTTGTCTATCCGATTTGTGCTGCCGAGCACAAGGACTGTTGCATGAAAGCATCTGATGATGGAAAAGTCGGTGCCAAAGGTAAGGCTATCACGATAGGGCAGTTTAAAAAGGCGATCAATATGAGTAGTGGTGCTGTTTCTAAGTTGAAGAAGAAACTGATAGGAGAAGGGAAAATAAGTTCCACTCTTGCAGAAAAGCACTCCTTTGATGTTAGAAACGAAGAAGAAACGAAAAGGACATTAAAGAGGACTGGAAAGAAGAAAGCCGACTTTGTTGTTGGTACGCTAGGTTTCATAGTCCTTGCATGTTCTTACTCAATTACCGATAGAATGGTTTCTGATGGGTTCAGACATCTTATCTACGGCAAGCAAAATGAAAAGGTGATACAGAAGGAAATGAGTTTTGGAGGAATTCCTGATGGATTCTTCTGTTAAACTATTCTGTGTTCATTTGTGGAACCTACATTGAAAGAAAGAAAATTATAATATTGAAAGTTATGAAGAATGAAACAAAATTAAACAGAGTAAAGGAGTTTCTTGATGGAAACAACATCAAGTACGTTACTCCTAAGAATGCAGGAAAGAAAGGTCATAGTGACTTATTTCTGCCTTCATTCAGAATCTACATCAAACTTCAAGGTGAAGATGATGAGTTGTTCTATAAAACCCACCACATAGGTGTGCATCCTATCTTCATCCGTGATGGTGAAACTCCTAAGTTTGTTCTTGAGAAGGTGCAAAACACCATCATCAAGATATTGCAGAAGAAACAGGCAGCATTTGAGAATCGTAAAAAGAAGTAGAGTTATGTTCAAGGTATTCATTATAATCGCCTTTTTCGTAATCGTATTGGAACTGGACGAGATAAAAGATAAATTGTAGCTTATGAAAGAAGAAGATTTAACGAAAGCTATTCAGCTGAAGAAACAACTTGATAGTGAAAGAGAGCTTTTGCAGTTTGTAAATCACCCGTCTGTGGATTTAAGAGTTAACCTTGAAGAAAGGTGCGACCACGGACGTATTCTTAACATAGATTACCTTCTCGATAATGATGTTATCAAAGGACTGAGAGCGATGGTTATCGCCAACATCGAGAAGAGAATTAATGACTTACAGGAAGAATTAGAAAAATTGTAGGCTTATGGGAAGTTTTATAAAAGAGCGTCTTATTTATGCATACTGCTGGACGCATTCGACAGGTAGATGTAAGGATTGTACTTGTTGTTACACCTTCAAGAAATGTAAGGACTTCGTAAATTCTTTTTGGAAGATACACCGCTACAGGCATTATCACAAGACAAAAGCGAAATATCCATGTACGCTTGTCGAGTTTAGGAAGGGAGTTAGACCATTTGATGCTTTTAATGAACGCATCGCTAAGATGAAAGAGAAGAATGGAAAGGTTGACAAAGGTAATGGATAAGTATCTGACTGATGCCAAATTGTATTGGGCACAGAAAGAACTTCTTCAGAAATTGCATGATGCAGCTGAGCGCCATAAAAGAGTGGTGATTCTGAAAGGCAGAAGGTTTGTTTAGTAAAACTATTGCGTATGAAAAAGGAAGATAGAATCAAGGTTTGGGAGAAGTACGGCCATCATTGCGCATACTGCGGAAAAGAAATAAAGTTCGAAGATATGCAAGTAGACCATTTCGTTCCTAAGAATCGTGGCGGTTACCCTCGTTGGAGTGATAAGGAAGGTAAGTATGTCGTTTCTCATGGTGAGGATAGTATGGAGAATTACATGCCTTCTTGCCGAGCCTGTAACTTTAGAAAGCGGGATATGAATATCGAACAATTCCGTGAATCTATAAGAGAACAGGCCGAAGGTTTGCTTAGAGGTGCTGCAAAGTTCCAAGTAAGTATGAGTATCGCTTATGGTCTGCTTACTCCTTCTTTCAATAAGCCTATCGTATTCTATTTTGAAGAACAAAAAGGAGTAGCGTATGACTAGTATTAGAAAAGCTAAAAAGCAAATGAAGAAGGCTCGTCCGTATTGGGAAAGTCAAGGTTACAGGTTTAGGCGCAAGGCTAAGATAATCAGGTATTCGTTAAAGTCTTTGCTTGGTGATTTTAGTACTAAATGGATATGCTACTGCTTTGTTAATATGGATGGGCGAATACAAAATCACTTTCCTATACGGACAAAGTCAAGAAGAAAGCGAGGTAAGCATGAAAATAAGATTCTTTAAATTTGGATGTCGCATCCCTCGTAAGCTAAAGAAGGCTGCTAGGTATGGTATTGAAAGGCGTATATACCCAACGACAGAAGAGAAGGATACAGACGTTGGTCATGCATACGTCTATACCGAGAATGTTAAGTATGTAATATTAGGCAGACGTACCAAATGGAAAGTAAAGGCATGTTTTAAACTTATAAAAGAATATAAAATACAACTTGCCTATATGTGGCATAGGCAATGCGACCGAATGATAACATGGTAACAGAAAAAAGCAGAGCCTAGTGCCCTGCTTTTTCCTTGTCTTCACGTTCTCGTTTCTCGGCTATAGCCTGTCTGATCCACGCGCCTTTGTTGCGTCCTAGGGATTCGCAAAACTCAAACGTTTCTTCGTTTACATGCGTCACAACCCTGTAGATGAGGGCAGCTGCGCCCTTGCTCGGTGCTCCGGCTCGCTCTCTGCGACCACCCCACCCTGGATGCTGACTGACCTTGCATTGCTGAACCTTGCCCTTGCTATTGATGCGGAACTTCATTTTCAGCCGGTCATTTACCCATACTTCAGCAATTACCGCATCGGGCGTCTGCTGAAGGGTAGATTTGGCAATACCGATAAGATAGGCTTTATCCTTGAAGAAGGTCTCTGTCTCATCGAGTATCGCCCAATCATCGTAGATTATGATTCTTGCCCTTTCCATATCCTCAACCTAATATTGCCATCAGTATCGTGAATAAGAAGATAAAGAGTACAAACCATTCCTGTTTACTCATAGCTTACCCCCTTTCTTCTTCTCTTGCGATGATAAATTTGAAGTGCTTTCACAACTCTGTGGTCTTCTTTCCAACCAAAAGAAGTTTTAATCACTCGTTTCGTCCAATATCGTTTCTTCTTTTCTGAACCTAGAAGTATCTTCTTTGCTAGTCTTGCTTTCATTTCTTACCTCCTTTCTTCTCGAATTTATTGCCAACAACTTTTAGTTGCCTATTACGCAACATTCTCCCTAAAGTATTTGGGTAGAGAACAGGGTGTTCTGTATCGACCAAACTAAAACTAGTGTTGCCTTGATTCCAAACTACTTCATAGATGCTGCCTGTCTTTTCATTTCTGAGCAAATCATGCTCATAGATAGGAAATCCGTTACAATCCCTTTCGCCTGTAAATTGGCAGAGGGTGTTGGTATCAATCAAATATGAGTTTACTACGCCAAGTTCTTTATGGTTAAAAACTTCGCTATTTCTTATAATAGGGGAACAATCAACCCACGCACCTGTTCTTACTCGTATTGCCTTGAAATTGATTTCGCTCATTTCTCCCCTCCTTCCTCGATTACTCCTATCGGTTTGATGTCGTTCACACTTTCATCCTCGGTGAAGAAGGAAACCTTCATCATGTCGCTCACGTAGGCCATGGCTATAACATCTTCATGGGCGTTCTTGATGATACAGATGTCTCCTCTTACCTCGTTCTGCATTTTCAGATACTTCACGGCTGCATCCTTCACCGCCAAAGGATTCATTTTCTTTGTTATCGTCTCCCCCGACTGAGGGAAGACGAAGATAAATTCTTGCTTATTCATACTGCTGTCTGTTTTTGTCTTGTTTGAAATCTGATATATATGCTGCGTGTATCTACATCAAAGTAGGCGTCTTTCTGCTCGTTAAAGCTGACCCAACCTTCTTTCCTGTACTTCACGCCTGTAGTCTGCATAAGGGCGTTGCAAATGGTATCACTCCACTTGTACGTATGGGCAAACTGCTCTTTGCGTTCTATCACGATACAGGTTCCCAAGAATACTACTTCTGTCACTTCTCCACTTACATAGCCGCAATAGTTCTGCTTTTCCTCGCCAATATTGCTAGCGCAATTCTTGCCGAATATACGTGAGATGGCAACTTTCTTTGTGCTCTCGTCAATCAATTCTATTTTTCTTCTTGCCATATTAATCTAATTCACTTTCTGTTATTAACAACTCATCAAACATAATACTATCCTTGCATGAGCAGCTCCATGATGATTCATCCTTGTCTTCAGACACTTCATAGTTATCGGGATATTCCTCCTTGTAGAAACCTAGGATATTATCCTCCTCTTCTGCCATCCGCTCCTTGGCTGCGGTCTTGGTGCGATATACTCCAATAATATTAACGCCCGAATAGTCTTGGTTGTCTGCTCCGTGCTTAATCAACACAAATACTTTCTGTTTCTTCATCTTACTCGCCCTCCTTCTCTTCTACATCAAACGAAACACTTTCCAACTCGCCATTCTCCAAACAACCCAAATCGTACAAACGTCTTGCGGCATTCTCTGCGTCTTCGGATGATGCTGCGTCTAGAGATACCTTGTAGGTGATTCTCTCAACGATTTCTACTACATACTTTTTCATAATCAAATCCTTTCTTTTAAAATTAAACTTGGTGGGCGGATGGTACGTTGCAACCATCTGTAGCGGCTTGAATACCGCATTCGCCCTATATATAACAACAACAACTATTTTCTCTTCTCGTTTATCTTCTCAAGACAAGTGCTCTTGTCTACGCTTACATCTCCTCTACAATATCTTCAAAACTCTTCTTCTTAATCTCCATAGAAATCAGACTTGCTATGTCTAAGACTTTCGTTTCCTTGTACTCTCTGGACGTATCGTGAATATAGATGCAGAAACTATCTATCTCGTATTTTTCGCTATTGAACAAAGTATAGCTTGATGTAGGAAAGCGGAAAATGATTCTGCTCCAATCCTTTTTAGCCAGCAAATTTCTAACAACTGAATTAGTCATACTCAAAATGTTTTGTGAGGGAGATTTCTCTCCCTCGTGTTAAACTTACTCCTTCATCAGACTTTCTACAAGTTTTTCCTTGGTGGCAAAGACGTCTACACCATTGGTGTATGTACTATCATAACCTAACAAAAGCTTGCAGACTTCCTTGTCTTCGTTCTTCTCAATGGTGATGCGAGAAATCTTCATCTCAGCTATTTTGTTATCACGCATGGTGAAAACCTGCTGCCCAACATAGAAGTTGGTTTTAAGATTTGTCTTTGCTCGTTCCTGTACTTCCCAATCAGACGATAATTCCATACATGCGTACACTTCCTTGCCTTCTGAGAGGTCTTTGGTGATGTGCTCGAAGATTTCCTGTTCTGTAGGCTCTCGCTCTTCTCCGGTCTCTTCATCATCGATGGTGTAAATGCTATATTCCCAACCTTCCTTGTCTACAAGTTTGAGTCCAGCTGCCTGTGCCTTTACTACGTCTTGTATGGTGTTAATCTCAACTCCTACAAAATTGTCACTCAATCTAACTGCCTTAGTTGTCTTCATATTCTTATCTCCTATAATTTAATTTGTTACTTGTTATTGTTAACCATTCTAGCGGCATAAGTTCTGCCGATAATCTCGTCTATCTTTGCTTGCTGCTGATAATCTGTGCAGTCGGCAAAGTTCTCCTGTTCCTCGTAAAAACGTGCTGCATTCTTCAGCTCATGGAGTGTTGCTTGGGTGTAGTCCTTGTTAGGATCCACTTGCCTAAGGTTCTCACATGTCTTACAATACTCGATGAAGTCTACAAGCAAAGATTTCTCCTCGTTCTTGCTCTGCTGCGCTCCCATAAGAGGTAGGGCAACTATCGTTGCCACTACCAACACTATCTTAATTCTCTTTTTCATATCTTTATGGATTTAATTTCTTGTTTATCTCTTTCAAAGTCTTGTATGTCTCCGGAAACAACTCCAAATGTGCTGCCATGAAGACTGCGTACCCAACTGCCTTTGCATAGGCTGATGTTGTTGTTTGATAGAGTAACGCCCTAAGTGCGTCATACTCCTTGTCTGTAAGTTCTAACTTATTCTTCTTCATTGTCTTATCTTGGTTCGAGTTCAACTTTCACGATAAATGGTAAAGTATGCTGAGGTTTATCGCCCTCGTTATGATATTCAAAACCTAAAGCAATAATGCTTGATGGCTCATTGTTCTTTATGGTTTCTTCTATCATCTTCTTGCTTATCTGCTCCGTAAGCAATACATGAAACAACCCCGAACCAAATTCGTGTCTCTGCGCCAAAGCTATCAATCCATTATCGGGATTGAAAAACAGATACTTGTCGCCTGTAAAGACTACGTCAACCCTGTTGCGTGATGTCTTTGTTACTCTAATAATGTTCATATTACTCGTCCTCCATGTCTTTTGCTGCTCTCAGTCTGTAGCCTGTAAGACTGCCAACTAAGAAGATTAATACATAAATTGTGATGTCCATAACTTAACCCTTTCTATATCTTATTTCGTTTACTGCTGACTGAACCAAAAGGCTTGAAACCTCGGTTGGCTCGTCTATAATATCAACAAAAGTGACTTCCTTCGTTTCGTTGTTCAGAAACTCCACATAGTCGGGATTTAGGCGTTTATACACTACGTATTCAACTCCGTTGATTTTCGTGGTAATGGTGTCATGGTCTTCTCTGAGATAGTCGCTTATCTCGTTGATTAGACTCCAATACTCTTTCAAAGCTAAAATTTTCTTCATTTTCGTTCCTTTCTTTTAATTGTTATACTTGTGCGGTCTCACGGCTTGAACGTGATGTGCTCCTCTATTCGCTGACCGCTCCATGTTACTTCTTGCCAAAGTTGAAGATTCTAACGAACTGATAGAAGGTTTTGTGTCCTACAAGGTGAAACAAGTCTTCAAAGATATACTCCTTGCATTCCTTTGTTCCTTCTCTGTACACATCTTGCATCTGCTTTGCGGTCATATAACCGCTAGTAAGCCATTCAAAGAATAATGCCCCTAAACTCTCATAGTCGTTGTTCTTGTCATAGAACTTTTTCTGCTGCTCGTAAGTTTTGTTCTTTCTCATATTCTTATCTCCTATCTTTAAGATTCTATACCATTTAATTTAAGGGCGATTGCCTTTAAGTTCTCTATTCTCTGTTGTGCATTCGGTGTGAGTTCCGCACCACAAATAAGAACTGCTTGTGAAAGGTTCATTACCTTATCGTATATAGCGAGAGTGATGCTTGAAATCTCATCACTCGTAAGCGTTATTGTCTTGTCCATTGTCTTATTGTTTTAATAGTTCAACTTTTCTTTAATCTCTTTGAACTCCTTCAATCGCTTGTGCGCTATGGGAGTGCCTTCGTTTTTTGATAGATAATCCTCTAGAAGGATTATTCTATCTTCAATAGCTGACTTGATGTTTGCTATCTCTTCGCTTGTAAGTGTTATTGTCTTCTCCATAAGCCTTATTTTAATCTTGTTATTATTGCTTTGATGATAGTCTCACAACTTTCTGTTGAATACTCACTCTTACGCTCATAAGACGTGTAATAGTTATCGTATCTGTCCTTGCTGCGTCCAACATACTTGTAACCCTGCTTTTTAAGGCTTTGTTTCAGCATTTCAAGTTCCTTATCGTTAAGATACTCTGTGCATATTGGCTCCATTGTTACTCTGTCCGCATATCTTTCGATTCTGCGGTATTCTACGAAATTACTTGCTGCCATAGTCTTGAATTTTTAAGCGTGGGGAGGGGCGTACGCCCCGTGGGGGCGCTGCCCCCTTATCTCCCCACATTGTTACTTACCATTCCTTGCTCATTTCATACACCCAATATAAACCTTCATGCTCTAAGGAGTACTCTTCTGCCTTTTCTCTTGTGTCGAATTGTGCAACTACTTCGGGTTTCCTGTCGGGTTCGCATACGTAGTCTTTCACTACTATGTAGTCCTTCATGCACTTGCCTTCATCTTTGAACACTCCAAAGTATTGTTCGAAATCTTTGAACACAAGTACATCAACAAGTTTACCTCTGTACATTACAGGGAATTTCCCGATAAACGGATATTCTCCCCAATACTCTTTGATGTACTCATCATTGTCTTCATATGTGTTAGGGTAAACCTCGTCTTCGTCTTGTATTACGTAACCTTCATCGGTGTAGCGAAGGTCACAAATGTAATAGTCTGCTAACTTTGCCATAGTCTTTAATATTTATAGTCGTACAACTGAGCGATTACGTTATCGTACAGGTCTCTTGTCTTCTCAACGCTGCTTTCCTTCCAATGAAATGGATTCTCGTTTGCAGTTCTTCTAATTACGTTGGCTAATACCATAGCATCAGCCTTAGTCAATTCTAATAAACACATCTTTGTTGTTTCCATTGTCGTTGTTGTTAAAATGTTATACATACAAAGTGCAGGTGTACGTTTGCGCCCAACGTTCACAAGTTACATGTGACCTAACTCCCTTCGTTTAACGTCCGTGGGTTGACGTGTTTCGATGTTTCTCTAGTCTAACACGACTAGCGTTTTTACATCTTGCGTGATGAGTGTTTGAGACTTCTTTGTCTTGTTGCTTTGAGAGTTGCAACTAACTCGGTGTACGATGTCCTCGGTGTTTGTCCTGTGTCATCCTCAGTGTTTTGCCTACTTAACCTATTTGTATAGCGTTCGTTACTAGCCAAAATCTCTAAATGTGCCATTGCTACGCTTGAGAAATCAAACCAACTTGATTTCGAGTGCAAATGTAGCGTTTTAAAACGAAACTACCAAATTAATTCTTCGTTTTTGTGCGCTTTATAACGAATATTAACTAAAAACATGCGTTTTAAAGCGAAATATTTAAAGAAATTCACATTTAATGCGCTTAAAAACGAATATCAAAGAAATAAATCCGATTTTTCTTGCATAAAAGCGAAACTTTTCGTATCTTTGCCGAAAAATAGAAAGATATGATTAAATTACGTATAAAAGAGTGCTGCAAAGAGCACGGAGTTAAATTAGCTGACTTGGCTACCGCATTGGGAATAAGACAAGCAACAACGCTATCACAACAGATAAAGCGCAATAAATTCGGCATTGATAGGCTGGAAGAGATTGCAAAGATTATCGGTTGTGATGAGGTAGAATTGTTTGCTGATTATCAGAAGGATTCATCTGTGAGCGATTTTGCGTCTTATATCCGTTATAAGGGCATCCACTACACGGCAGACACGCTCGATGAGTTCTTTAAACAAGTTGATGAATTAAAGGCTATCGCAAGATAGAAAATACAATACAAATAACGCTTTAACAATTTTATTTATGGTATTCTTATTAATTTTATTCGTAGCATTATTAATTGCTGCGATTATGGTTTTTTATGCATCCCAAAGTAATAGCAAGCCACAGAAATCACCAGTCGTGTGTGCAACAAAACTAAGAAATGTAGTTATGTCTTCCAATCCGGTTGACGGCATTCATTTTGGTGGAGTTATGGGATTTGCGCTCGGTGATAGTTATGAGTTCTGCTTGTCCAGATTCAAACATTTGAAGTTGCAAGTAAACGAAGATGATTTTGAAAGCGAAACGTATAAAAGAGGGATTTCATCGTACAGAAACCAATATGTTATTTGGGGTAAAAATACATATGATAATATAAATGAAGTCTCTTTTTGCTATGGACAAAATAAAGTTTTGCAATCAATAACAATTGATGTTGATTTTTCAGAGAATGGTAAAAATTATATGTATAACATTTTGATTAGTAGAATTTCTAGGGTTCTAGGTGTGGAGCCATTTATGTGCACAGGTAATTTTTCAAAATGGACTTCAAGCAAGGGGAGTATCTGTCTTTCAATATATTCAGAAAATTTTGGGATGCTACCTAAGAGTGAAAAACTTCTGATACAAATAATGAGCCATTAGGGGTTATCAAAGTAAACGCAAGGCGCTAGCCCCACAGGGCATGGGGAGGGCGCTTGCGCCCGTGGGGGCGCTGCCCCCTTATCTCCCCCGAGGATTCTTCACTCTCACCCATAAGAGGTAGGAACACACACAAGAGAGAGAACAGAGAACAGAGAGAAAACAATTTCCCTAACTAGGAAAAAATATTTCTCCAACTAGAAAAATAGAAAAGCACAATTCCTTGGACTTGGTACGGAGGAGGTCTTGGCTCATCACATTGGTCTATTTTGGTCTAAATCCTAGATGAGCGCATTATCCGGCACAAAACCATGAAATCTACGAAAACCCCACAAAATCGGCTCTAATCTGCTTGCAAATGGCTCTTAAACGGCTCAAAACTTGCGAATTTGGGAGAAACCCCGACCAACTGCCCGAAAATCGCAAAAATCGGCAGAAATGAGCGAGTTTAGCGTTGATTGTGGGTGAAAACCATTCAAGAAGGTAGAATACGCCTAGTTAAAGTTTGCTAACGAACTCCTTGCGTGCGTGCGTACCTATTAATGCAAAACCCCTTTTTTGTTTGCAAAGAATCTTCTTTTATGAAATAAGAACTTTCTTTACAACTTGCTTTTATTCTCCCTTGGGAGTAACTGAAACTAACTTTCTTATAATTAATCACTTGTCTTTTCTTTACAATAATCACGTTTTCTTACAAAATTGGGCTTCTAGAGGGAGAAGAGGGAGAAGGAGAAGGGGTAGATTGCGCCCCGAGAAAGAAATTGGTGGGATTTTGGGCGATTTTGAACGAGGTTGGAACACGGCAAAACGAACCTTCAAATATTATATATTTGCCCTCGAAACATCAAATAATTGCAATTATGACGGAAATATTATCAAAAATCCCAAAGCATTTGACCTCTTGCCCTGTACTCACGGACAAAAAGGAGAGGATATTGGGTGCTGCTGCCTTGGCGGGCGGTGTTGCGTCTTCTCTCTTCGGTGCTAACAAGGCGAAGAAGGCGGCTAGAAGGGCGCAAGCGGAGAACACGTACAGAACGAACGCTGAGAAGGCTTGGTACGACAAGAACTACAACACGGACTACCTCGACACGAAAGCAGGGCAAAACCTCATGAGAAGGGCGAAGGAAGTACAGGACGAGTATGTTCGCAAGGCTGATGGTGCGGCTGCCGTTGGCGGTGGGACTGCTGCAAGCGTGGCGATGGCGAAGGAGGCAGCTAACAAGGCTATGGGCGACACGATAGCCAACGTAGCGGCACAGGACACGGCTCGCAAGCAGCATGTGGAGGATGCTCACCTTCAGAACACTCAGCAGTTGTCTAGAGAGCGTCAGCAAATCGAGCAGCAGAAAGCGCAGAACACTAGCGATGCGGCTCAAAATGCGTCAAATGCCATGTTCAATTTCGGTGTGAACCAAGTGGGGTCAGAACTCGAAGGTGCTAAAGGGGTGAAAACCAACGCTTTAGGTTCAAATGGAAAGCCAAATGATAACACAAATGTATCACACACCATGAATGAGACCGCTCGTTCTGCTGCAAGCGACCATTTGGCTGAAAGCATGATGTCTCCCGAGGAGAAGAACCAATACCGCTTGAAGAAGGCAGTTGGCTTGTCGGGACTTGGGTAGCAGCTAGAAGGTGGAGTGGATGAGCGACAGGCAAGGTGGACGAGGCACAACAGGCGACCCCAAGACCCCCACCCCCTTCGACCACCGTTGCAAATTATAGTAGAATAATACAAATAAAGAAATTCTGCCTCCCCCCACCCCCCTTCTGGATTTCGGTTTTCCGATTTTCCCCACCCCCTGAATTTTCGGGAAGTGTTAAAATGATTAAATATAAATAATATGGAAGTAAAGATAGGAAAAGGTCTTTTGTCTCAGACAGAAAAGCCATTCGAGTCTAGCAATAATAAGATAACGCTAGATGATTTAAGGAAGTTCTTAAAAGAAATGGACGAGCAGTATAACCATAGAGTAAATACTAGAAGAGAGTATTGTGCTCGGTTGATATGCAAGGATGGAAAAGTCCGAAATGTGCAAGTGGTAGAAAGCAAGAAAGAATCTGATGAGTGGGGTTCTAAATTCTACTATTACAAAGAGACAGATAACGGCATTATTCCTGCATCATACCACGATATTGTAAACCTGTTTTTAAAACATAAAACAAAATAGATTATGAAGATATTAATTAATGGCAAAGCCCCATTAGAACTTAGCACATTTTGCAAATGGTCTGTAAAAGATGGCAAATTGTTCAATAAGAATACTCGTCGATTCGAAGGTGTAGATGGTGATAAAGTTACTTTCATTAAAGAGAATGGTAACAAATATGAAGGTACTGTTTCCTGGTATACCTGCTATCAGGTTATTCCTACGAAAGAAACTGGAGTCGAAATTCTATCTACAAAAGAAGTTTTATCCGTAGAAATAGAACATCGTTCAGTAGTTGAGGAGCTTAAAGGTGATGAACCACCCCTAGAAAAGTCTCTTGAGGAATCCAATATTTTTTATAGACGAAATAGACAGTACGATCAGAAAGTACTCGGATATTTAATTAAAGAAAATGTTAAGTTTCCTTCTGCATTTTATAGTTACGCTACAATTATATCTATATTCTTGGCTCTGGGTATTATAGCCTTATTTGAGTTTTTATTTTAAGTTAAACATTAAAACAAAATAGATTATGACATTAGAAGAAGCAAAGAAGATATTGGAGAAAGAGTTTGCAGTGATTAGTCTTCACAAGTCAACAGAGCCATTTGAGTTTGACGAGAGTGGCTGGATTGAGCATGAGAAGCCTTCTGTGCTTGAAGCTTTCCGTGTTTTAGCCAATGGAGGTTATTATATATCCATCAGCGGACATGATTACAATATGCGTGAGAAACGTTTGAAGAAGGAGTACGAAGAGAATACCAAGGCTCCTGGTCCTTGTGAAGAGCAGCCAAAGGAAGGCAACCCTGCCCTTGAAGAATCAGCCTCCCAGTTCAACGATGCTTTGTTGGATGAGCAGGCAAAGAAGATTAAGCGTCTCGGCAAGGAGATTACACGACTCAACAAGATTATCCACAAGAAGAACGAGGAACTTCGCCTTACAAAGATTCGTGAGAAGAATCTTGCCGAGTTAGGTCTGAAATATGTTGGTGAAAATGAGAAGTTGAAGAAGAAGCTTGCAGACAAGGTTGTTGACAAGATTGCTGCTCAGGCTTTGAAGAGTGCCGAGAGTGCTCTCGCTTACAAAGAGAAGGTGATTGCAGAGAAGGACGAGGTGATTGCTGACTTAGGTAATGAACTGGCGGCTACCAAGAAGGAGTTGGAGGAGAAGACCCAGCTGGTTGAAATGGTTCGCAAAGGTTCTAAGGAGTATCGTGAATACGGTATTGAAGCTGTAAAGATGATTCGGAAGATGGCAAAGGTTATTGTCAATGGAGGATCAGTCTCCTCAAAAGAATTCGAAGAATATCGTCGTTGGGCGAATGGCTACAGATTCAACCCTCAGCTGCCTGAACTTAGCGAGGAAGAGGAGAAGAAACTTTCCCCTTTCAAAGATGATAATTCTCATGGAGAAGTTACAAACCAGAAAGATATTTCTCCAAGCTTAAAGGTTACGGTTAGGCTATTGGGTGATGATGTTAGAGACTTATTTAAGAATATGCAACACTTATGGTAGTAAATAATAATCAGAATACGCAGCAGCCTAGGAAGAAGCCGGTAACTATCGGCGGCTATCCTGAGGCTGTGCATGACCTGATGAGGGCGAAATATCCCGATTATGATCAGGTAATGAATGGAGGAAACGGAGGAGCCGCGGGGGTAAATGGCGGTGCTGGCGTTAACTTCTTCGGGAATGGGGGTGGTGCTACCGGTAAGTTTGAGGCTCAGCCTGTTCAGACTGGCGCAGCACCTATTACAGACTTCACCCAGATGCCTAAGCAGGAAGAGTTCGTTCCGCAGAGTAATGGTAACGCTAACCCTGCCTTGGGACCAGTACAGACTCCTTATATGGGCGATGCAGCAGAGAATACTCCTCAGCCTCAGAGCAATTTTGAGGGAATGCCGCAGCCTTCTACCGGTTGGAATGCTGACGGAACACCTCGCTATGATACGCTTTCTACTGCTCTGAGCGGCTTTCAGATGCCGCAGGAACAGCAGGTTCCAGAGTTTGAGGCTGACCCTAAAAAAAGGGATGGCGGCTTTTTCAGTTGGCTCGGCAAGGTTATGCCGAAGAGCAGACCTGGAATGCGTGAGGGCGAGACTCCTGATGAGTATGACCGCCGAATCACTACCAACAGAGAGCGTATTGCAGCCTTTGCTGATGCTATTCGCCACATGGGAAACATCATCAACACTTCGAAGGGTGCGCCTCTGCAGGTGTTCAACGACCCTACTGCCATGATGGAACAGGGTTATCAAAACCGCAAGGCTCAGAGACTGAGACAGGCTGCCCTTGATGCGGATGCTGCCTATAAGCAGGCAAACTTCGACCTAGATAACCGAAAAGCACAGGCTGATCAGGTTTATAAGGAGTATCTTATGGGTCTTCGTGGTGAGGGTAATCAGCTTGCCAAGGATAAGTTTGAGTACCGAAAGGGAAAGGATGAGGCTGCTGCCCAGTATAAGAAGGATAAGGATAAGCGTGACTTCGAGTATAAGAAGGAGCGTGACAAGGTGAAGGATGAGCAGGCTAGGCAGCGTCTGGCTATTCAGCAGTACAACGCAACCCATAAGGGGCGTGGCGGCGGTGGACGGTCAGGCAGGAGCGGTAGCGGCTCGGGAGCCAAGTACTGGTTTGAGGATAAGAACGGCAAGATGCGCTATCAGCCTAACAAGACCATGTGGGAACAGGAGTACTACCGTGAATACGGCAAGCTTCCGCAGGGCGAGACTTCTACTTCTACCAGTACAAAGACCATCAATCCGAAGACTGGCGCAGAGGTAACGACCACCACAAGAAGAAAGGGTGCATCTGTTACCAGTCAGGCAGCAGCTTCTCAGAATGCGGCTAGGAATGCGAGAAACAGACCAAAGCCTGCCGGCAAGTCGAAGAACGGCTATAAAAATACAAAGAAACTTGGATTATAAACATTAATATATAATATATGGCTGGAGATAAATTTGACCAACTTTATAACGCCTTGAAAGCCGATGGCGCAGTATCGGGAACTAGAGAACATTTCAGACAGTTCGTGTATGCGCCTGGCAAGCAGGGCTATCATAACAGAAAGCAGCTCTATGATGCGCTTCATGCAGACGGTGCTGTTTCCAGTAGTTCGTATGAGGAGTTTGCGCAGCGACTCGGACTTCACGCAGTAAATCCGAAGCCTCAGCAGCAGAAGCCAGTTCAGCCTGTCAAGAAGCTGACGATGAAGCAAAGAGCGCAGGAAGTCGCAGCTCAGTATCAGAAGCCAAGGCAGCAGAAGGCTCAGCAGCCTAGAACGGCTACTACTTCTGGTACAGACTACATGCAGAACTGGCGGTTGATGCACATGCGTAACGACCAGATGAACCCGATGCAGCAGGCGCAGGCTAGTAATGCGCGCGCACGCATGCAAAGAGCACAAGAGCAGTCAGCACGTCAGGAGCAGCAGAGAGCAACCCCTATCAGCAGAAGCAGAATCACCCCTACTGCCAAGAACTTCAACGAAACGATGCAGCAGCTTTCCACTCCTGAGGCTAAACAGGCAAGGATCAAGCAGCAGCATGAAGACGACTTGAATCAGATGGCTTATCAGGGCGTAAGTCAGAATCTGGGTAAGGACATCTTTGCCATGACGGATAAGGCTATTGATTTGGCAGAACAGTCAAGCAAGGAGTTCTTCAAGGGAGCAGAGGACGCTCTCGGCTTCTTTCAGCAGTATGACCCACGTATTCAGAAGAGTATCGCCGACGCAGCTGATATGAGAAAGAGCACAGAAACTATTCAGCGGGGTTTGCAGGTTGGATTGGCAGACAAGGTACAGGAGTACTTCTCTCGCCCAGAGATTCAGAAGAACGTGATGGATACTGCTAAGAAAATGAATATCAGTCTGGAAGAGGCTGTGCAGAAATACTACATGCCTAATCTGATGCAATACGCAAAGGATGCAGTAGAACAAAGACAGTTGGAGAAGGTTCTTCCACAAGGATTTTTCGATTATCTTGGAAAGAATCTGTCGAACACAGTTATCGGTATGATTGCTTCAAATGCGTTGTATTCCAAGGAGGAACGTCAGCGAAGACAGAGAGCTTTGGCGATTTCAGAAGGAATGGAAGAAGCGCCTCGGATGGTAGGACACAATACCGATTATTATAAAGCAGGTGTTCTTTCCAGAGCGGCTGGAACTGGAGTTAACATGCTTGCCGATTCTCCAATATTCGGAGCTGGAGGAACAGCAGCGGATATGGCAGTAAACACTGGTTCTAGAATCTTGGCAAGAGGTCTTGAAAAGGTTGGATTGAAGGCGATAGGAAAGGTTTTGACTCCAAGAGAAATGGCTTTCAAGGCTGCAAACATGAGTATGGCACAGAAGATGATGTCTGGTCTCACAACCGGCACGGCAAAATCTGCCTTGAATCTTGGTGGTTATTCTTCCATCACTGGTGGATTGCAGCAGATTTCTACAGGCGAAGATTCTTCTCCTGCTGCCGTAGCGTTGGCTGCTATAGAAAGTGGATGGCATGGTGCAAAGACTGGTGCGATGTTCGGTTTCTCTGGTAGCGTAATGCACCCTTGGGTTTCTAAATACGGAATTACAGGGTTAGAAAGAAATGCAGAGCAGAGATTTATTCATGGTGCTCAGAAAGTTGGTGCGACCGCCGCAGGTCTCGGAGTTGAAGCAGGAACCATGATGGTTGCCGACCATTTGCAGGATGATAAGGAAATGTCATTTGCTCAATGGCTGGAGGATGGAGTTACTGTTATGGCTTTCAAACTTGGAGAACCAAGAAACTACAAACATGTAGGCAGCATTCTTCACGGTCTTACACACAATATAAGCAAGACACCTATCACTCTCACAAAGGATGAGAAGAACGAGCTGATGAGTTCTGTAAGCGGAAAGAACCTGATGGATGCTTTCGTGAAGGTGGACCGTGCATCAAAGACAGCTCCAAGAGATCCGAAATACAAAACGGCATACACGGATTTTATGAACGACCCAGAGGTTTCTCGTTCTACTAAAGAGAAAGTGAATGCTGCACTTGGAATTCCTAGCAAGAATTACAAGATTTCTCAACGCTCGGTGAACGATGTAAAGAATAAGCAGATTCTTGAATACGCTAGCGATGGAACACTTCTCACGCGTACCTCTTATAAGAATGCGGAGGAGCGCAGGGATATTCTGTACCGTCAAAAGACAGACCGTGACAATATGCACGTCTTGAATCTTGTAGGAATAGCAAAGTTGAGAGGCAGACAGCTTGTTGATGATGATGGTAAAGTTTCGAGAATCGCAGCGGATTTCTTGCAGGGAAAAGGTTACGATATTAGCAAGGATCCAACAGACCCTAAGAACGCAGAACTGATTGCGAATTTGCAGAATCCAAACCATGAGCTTTATCTGGACTGGATCAAGTATGCCGATGAACGAAACCAGTTTACAGGTGTTGATACCAGTATTAATAAGATTCTTGAAAAGCAGCCGTTGAAACGTACAGACGAGGAGGTTGCTAAGCTGATAGAGTATGCCAAGAGTCTTGAAACGCAGTTGTTTCCTGACAACAAACTGCACACAGAAGAGTCTAGAAATCAAGGAAGAAGAGCTGCCGAGGACAACAACCTTGGCACCGAGCAGCCAAATGGTGAGGCGGTGAAGCAGGGACTTGATGGTCTGAGACAGGCGGAGAACAATTTTGAAGCAGCCTACGAAAGTAACGATGTTCTCAAAATAGGATTGAATAAGCTTGCTGAAGATATGGGAGCAAAGCCTAAGACCGATGGTCTTGTTGATGTGCTTAATGCCCTACAGGGAAAGGGACTTACCAATCCGCAGATATATGGAATACTGGCAGATCCTAGCGGTAAATACATTGTCAGCGAGGAGCAGCTTACTCCATTTGCCCAATATATGCACGCCAACGAAATGATACAAGGTATGCAGGAGGCTACGAAAGAAGCCATAGACGAAAACGTAAATACAAGAGCCGACCAATGGAGCTTGCATGGAACCATGAACGGAAACAAAATGGATGGCGAGCAGGTACTTTATGTAAAGGATAACGAAGGTAGAACACTCATCGTTGGCTCTGGTGAAGTAGCATTTGACCCTACTAGCGGAAGAGCGAAGGAGGGCGTAGGCGATATGCTCGTTTGTCTTGACACAAATACAAGGGAGACCGTATGGATAAAAGCAGATGAGGTAACTTTTGCTGGTACTCAAAGTGTTGAGGATTTCAAGAACGCAGAGCGTTTGCGCTTGCAGATGATTAACTCCCAACCTTACAATGAGGCAGCACAGGAGCAGGCTATCTTGAATGCCTCTAAGCCTCAGCAGGAGCAGGAGGCGCCAAAAGATAGTACCACAAATGGGGATGATTTAACAAAAGTTGATACCACATCGAGCAAAGATGATACCACAAACGAGAACTTAGTACCACAAGAGCAGCCACAGCAGGAAAGCGAGGGTATGAAGCTCGAAGATGGCACTCCTGTTCCTTTTGATGCAAACGGAGATCCTGATTTCATGAAAATGACTCCAGAGCAGGGGGCTGAGGTCTATAAGATGCTGTTTGAAGAGGATGCACCAATGCAGATTGACAGCGACATCAAGACCTTGGAGAAAGACTTGGAGAAGGTGAAGGCTTCCAAGTATGAAGGCGTTTCCGTTATAGAGAGAGCCGCAGCTCGCAAGAAGGTGAAGGAAGCTATCGCTCTGGCAGAGGCTCAGGTGGAAAAAGCCAAGGCTATCAAGGCTGCTATGGAGAAGAAACCAGAGAATACTGGTGTCGGTACTGTTGAAAACGCAGGACAATATGAAAAGGAACGTCAGCAGGGCTACCGTGAAGGTGAAGGCGGCGTTGTCTATCATCGTCAGAAGCCAGAGGATGTTGGAGGTGTACGAGGCAAGGAAGTAACAGTAGCCTTCTCCCCAACCGAGAAAGTTGCAGGTCATGTTAAGCTGGTTGAGCTTGATACGGTTCAGGCTAGTCACAACAACGGCCAGCTGAATCTTCTTCATTTCGGTCCAGACTGGCAGCCTAAAGATAGAAGTAGCCAGGCATCAAGAGTTGAGGCTGAGAAGATTGCAGGCAATATTGACCCAGAGCAGATTACAGGCAGCAATAACGCCTTCATCGGTTCGGCTCCTAGCGTGAACGAAAGACACGAAACCATCCAAGGTAATAACCGCGTGGATGCTTTGAAGGAAATGTATGCCTCCCATCCAGAGCAAGCAGCCAAGTATAAGCAATGGTTGATTGACCATGCAGCAGAGTTCGGCTTGAATGCTGAGGACATCAAGAAGATGAAGAAGCCTGTGATTGTAAACGAATTGCCTGTGGATGATGCTACAGCAAAGAAACTGGGTCAGATGATGGCTAGCGGATTTGAGAGTGGTGGCAAGCGTATTCCTGAGATTAGTGCTACCATCAATAAGCTTGGTGATAAGATGGAGAACCTTGCAAACGTTCTCCTTTCTGAGGGGACTCTTGGTGAAGATGCAAAGCTCAGCGACTTGATTAACCAGAACTCCAAGCGAGCTTTGGAATTTCTCAATAAGAACGGATTCATAGACAATACCGAATATGAGAATCTGGCTACCGATGTTGTTACCAGAAGACAATGGTTAGAGAATGTGTTGAAGGCTAGCCTGTTTGACGGAAACAGAAAGACAGAAGCCGCATTCAACCGATTACCAGGCAACGCTCAGAAGGCAGTATTGGCAACCTTCATGCGTGACAGAAACAGCAAGGCTGAGGATAGGATCAAGGAGAATATTCAGAAATCCTTTGAGGCTTACAATGAATTGAACCAGATTGCAGGGTTCAAGAATGCCAAGAATATCGAGCAGGCAAGGGCTGCAATACAGGCGGAACTGTTAAATGGTTCTAATAATGTGTTTGGAGAGGCTTCAATTCGAGAAAAATACACTAACTTTGAACTCGAATTAGCAGCATTATACAAGGGTTTGAAATACCAGAAGAGCCTGACAGGATTGTTTGGCAAGTTCTACGATGCCGTTCAGGGCAAGGTAGGAAAGGAACTGGATGCTTTCAGTCAGGGTAATGCTGAGCCTTTAAGTAAGGACGAGGCTATAGAAAAAGTCTTTGGAATTAATAATAAACAAGAAAATGACAGACGAAGAGAAACTGAATCTCCTTCTGAATCTGGAGGAGGAAATGGGGCTGAACCAGCAGGAGACAGAGCAGCAGGATCAGAACCAGAACCAAATCGGGGAGTAAAAGCTAAGGATGAAGACAAACCAAATTCAGCAGGCTTTACTCCAAAGGAAATTAGAGATCATCAGGAGAAACTTGATAGAGCTAAGGAGAAATATGTAAAGGCTTTAAGTGAAGCAAAGAGCGAGAAGGAAATCAAAGCAGCAGAAGATGAATTTGAGTTTGCGTATAAAGACCACCAGAATATGAACGGTGTTCTTGACGAAGCCTCTGTAGCTGACATGTGGAAAAAAGAACTTAAATCAGTTAAGGATTCCGTCAAGAAAGATTACAAGGAACCATCCGCAGATCCTATGGAAGGTTTGAAGAATGCTGCTGACGCTTTCCATGAAGAGCAGAAGCAGAAGACCGAGTTCAAGCGAAACCTTGAAATCGGCAAGGCTCAACAGGAATACGAGGAAGCCAAGAAGAAGGGAAACGCTGACGAAATCAAGCACGCAGCAGGCAAGCTGAAAAACCTCTTGAACGAGAAGTACAAGGCGCAGGGTATGGGATTTGTACAGAGACGCAAGAAGATTGCCGAGGAAATCGGGGAGGCAGAGGCTGAGATAATCGACAAGCCTTGGGAACAGATGGATTTGGAGGAACGAGAAGCTGTTTCTTCAAAGAACCCTCTCACAGAATCAGAGATTAATGAACTGACCTCTGAGGAAAATAAAGAATTGATACCTGCCGCACTCGCATATTTGCGTGGCGACAAGGGCAATATCATTAACGCAATATCTTACTTTAAAATTTGGAACGATGTTAGAAATCGACATGAGAATGTTTCCAACAATAGCGGAACAGAAAACGGAACACAGTTGGATGCAGCCGATACTGCAGGCGGCGAAGGATTGGGACTGGGACGAGGACGAGAAAGCGGAAGATCTGATGGACCAGTGGATAGAGGAGCAGGCAACGAAACTGCACCCGGAGAGCGAAATGGCAGAGAGAGTAATCAGAACGACACTACTCTATCTGCTGGAGAACAAGGCGATAAGCAAGGTGAAGGAAATCCATCCGGAATGGGCGCAGTACCTGCCGGAAGTTCTAACACCAACGGAGGCAGTTCAGCTGGCAGAAATGGAAATGTATCTGGAGGAAGCGGACGTGAAAGCAGCAACAGACCTGCTGACACGAATGCAGGACGGAAGCCTACAGCCAAGCAAGGAACTACTTTCCCAGATAGCACAGCAGAACGGCTAAAACAGGAAAGAGCTGACTACGAGAATAAGAAGAAAGACTTCTGGGCTAGATGGAAGAAGGCAGGGCAAGGCTATGCCAAGATTGCCCTGACTCCTTTCAAGAAGCTCAACCTTACACCAGAGCAGATAGAAATGCTGCCTGAGTTGGTAAAGATGCACCTTAACGGTGCCGTCTTGAAAATCAAAGAAGGTATCTACAAGTTCAACGAGTGGAAAGCTGCCATGCTTGCCGAGGAAGGCGAGGAGCTGAAAATGATAGGTCTTAGTGATGAAGATATTGACAGATTCATTGAAGACTATTGGAACACTCCTTACGAAATGGATGGTGAGACCCATACAATCAGGGAGTGGAGCAGCATCTATGGAAACCAGCAGCTGAAAAAGAAGCTCAAAGAACCTCTTGAAGAGAAGTATAAGAGACAGATGGAAGCAGAGCCTATCGAAGTGAAGGTGGGCGACTTGAAGAACATTGAGGAGACTTTGCCTTACCTCTTGCCACAGCAGCAGGAAGACGTATTGAAGGCTGAAACTCAATTCTTCGGAAAGGAACACACAGACCGTGAGCACGCTTACGGTAAGGGCTATCTGTTTACCAATGGTACTGGTACAGGAAAAACATACACCGGTCTTGGCATTGCTAAGCGATTGGCTAAGCAGGGCAAAGGCAGAATACTCTTTATTACGCCTAGCCAAAAGAAGGTTTCCGACTGGATAAAGGACGGAAGAAATCTCGGCTTGGATATTAAAGACCTTGACTCCTGGGCAAAGGAACGTGGGACAACCGCCACTACCGAGAGTGGAGAAGGAATGGTAATTACTACATTTGCAAACTTTGGTCTTAACAAGAAACTTCTTGAAACAGAATGGGATGCAGTTATCTATGACGAGTGTCACCGTATTATGGAAAACAAGAAGGGTACTGAAACGGCCAGAAGTATGCAGCACTATATGATTACCAACCGTGACGAGAATCATTGTTTCCGTAGATTGCAGAGTATCAACCCTGAGTATCAGAAGATGAATACTTCTGCAGACAAATTCAATGCTTTGAGACAGAAAGAAATCGACCGCATAAAAAAGGAATATAAGGACAGTCACCCAAGTGCAACAGATAAGGATGTAGTGAATGCTACATTGAAGAGTCTTCCAAGGGAATTGAACAACTTCGCCCCAGCAGACGGAATGACTTTCCCTAAACTCGGAAAAGCATATCAGGATTTCACCAAGGCAAGAGATGCATATAATAAGGTAGAGCCTAAACTGAAAGAACAGGCAAAGGATTCGTGGAAAAATACAAAGACAATATTCCTGTCTGCTACACCTTTCAATACAAGAGAGAATCTTGATTATGTCGAAGGCTACATCTTTAAATACCCAGAAACAGACGAGAGAGGAATGGCAGGAAGAACCCAGTTCTATCTTAATCACTTTGGCGCAGCATACAAGTTCCGCTACCATCGTCTGGAACAGAGTATCAGTAACCCGGATGCCGTAGCAAAGCAGGAGGTAGCCTTCTCTGATTACTTACAGAACACACTTGGCACGATGAGCGGAAGAATCATAGATAGTCCTTACGATTACTCTAGGGACTTCCCTACCGTATCTTCTGATCATGCCGAGAGTTTCAATAATGCGGTGCAGGACACATTGAAAACAAAGTATCTGCATGATGCGTACAGCAAGACCATCGGTGATTACAACTATGGCAGTGCCCTTTTTGAAACTATGAAAGTGTCTGCTGCCATTGACAGAATCAAACAGCACTTGGATTTGGGTAGAAAGGTTGTTATCTTCCATCGCCGTGTAGAGAGCAAGGAACCTTTGGAGGCCCCATTTGCTTACATGCTTAGAGTTGCCAACGAGCAGATCAAGATGATGAAGCCCGGCAAGGAGCGTAACGAATACATCAAGGAATGCACCGAGTTCCGAAACAAGTATGCAGACCTTCTGGAATGGGAGAAGACTCTTGACTACAGTATGCCGAGAGAACAGATTGCAAAGGTGTTTGGCGACAAGAACGTATTATTCTTCAGCGGAAAGGAAAGCAAGAAGGTGAAGGATAAGGTGGTTGATACATTTAATGATGATGATAGCGGTAAGAATATCATTGTGATTCAAGAAGCATCCGGCAAGGAAGGTATCTCGCTTCACGATACTACCAGCAAGCATCAGCGTGTCTGCATCACCCTCGCATTGCCTCAGAGTCCTATTACAGCCTTGCAGATTGAAGGCCGCATTTACCGTATCGGTAATATGAGCAATGCCATCTTTGAGTACCCTATCTTGGGTCTCAACTCTGAAATGATGCTTTTTGGAGAAAAGTTCAATAATCAGGTAAGTACTACCGAGAACCTTGCATTGGGCAGTCAGGCAAGAAACTTGCGTGACAGTTTCGCTAATGGTATCTTGGAACATAGCGGTATTGTACCGGTAGAGAACCAGGGTGTAGGTGGAAAGGAGTTTGATGCAGCAACGCCAAGTGAGAATGATCCATTCGATAATGCGGTGCTTGATTATTACAGCAATCAGAAACTAAACAAGAACAATCGTGAAGGTATCGACTACTTCCCTACCCCAGAGCCTCTTGGCTACAAGATGGTAGAATGGGCTGGATTGGGTGAAGGTGACTCTGTATTGGAGCCTAGTGCCGGTCATGGAGCCATCGCAAGATACGTGCCTAAGACTAACGAAATGGTAAGCATCGAACCTAGTCAAAGTCTCTTCACGAAGTTGCAGTTGAAGGCTGGCGGCTTGGGCAGAAAGTTCCTGAATAATACATTTGAGAACTATGCGCTGAACAATAAACACGATGTAATTGTTATGAATCCTCCTTTCGGCAAGGCTGGTACATTGGCTATCCAGCATGTTGACAAGGCATTCAAACACTTGGATGAAGGCGGCCGTATCGTAGCAATCATACCTAGAGGTTCAACAGATAAGAAGTTTGAGAAGTGGTATAACGAGCAGAAGAATGTTGCCATGCGTGCTGAGGTTAATCTGCCTGATATTCTTTTCCAACAGGCGGGAACCAGAGTTGCATGCAGAGTAGTTGTATTGGATAAAATTACCGATGCCGCTTTGAGAAGCAAGGCTGGTTATCCTGAAAAGATTGACCTGAGCGGTCATTACGATAAAATTGAAGATTTCTTCAATGATCTTCGGGATATTGAAATGCCAGAGCGTATCATTGATACGAATCTCAAAATGCAGAAGAAAGCCAAGACTGCTGTCAAGGACATCATGGAAATCAACGGCGTGAAAGACGTTGCTTATGGCAAGACAGGAATTGATGTTTCTTTGAGAGGTTCTTGGATGAACTACGGAATATCTTTCACTGGTAGTGACAAACCGAACTACTGGAGAGATAAGATGGCTAACTATTACACCAAATACGACGAGCTTCAAAAGCTAGAGTATCAGGAAAACAAGCAGGCGGTGTTTGATGAGATGAAAAAACTGTCATGTAAACTTGCCGATATGACAGAGGATGAAATGCAGAGATATATCGCATCGAAGAATAACAGCAGCACCCACTTCCGTATGGAACTAGGCAAGACATTCTCAGACTCAAAGGAGAACTTTGATGGAGTAAGAGACAGAGCAGTAGAGGAAAAAGGCATTGTTATGCCTAACCTGAATAAGGAAAGCGTTAATGTTGTGCCGGTGGAAAAACATAGCTTTGGAGTTACCGAGAATGAGATATTGACAAATGCAAAGGCATGGGCGAAAGATAATCTTGTAACTACAGGAAAATCGGAATTGCCTACAATGCGTGATGGAACGCCTTATACTATTAGTAAAAAGGCTGTTGAAAAATACTTGTCTGAGAGTGCTGTAAAGAAGAGCGATGGTCTTGATATTCATCTTTCCGTTCTTCCAAAGCTTACAGATGTTATTCATGAAAGCATTGAAGCTGAGATTCATCCAGACTACAATAAGGACGAAGACGGAAATCGCAGCATCGAAAATGGGCACGGTGACAATATTTTGGTTCATCGTTTGTATGGTGCTGTACAATTGGACGGTAAGACGTACCGAGTAAAAACAACCATGCAAGAGTTCAGAGGTGGTGAAGAAAACAAGCCTCATAGTTATGAGGTAACAAAAATAGAGTTGCTGGAAGGCTCCAAGACAGCGAACGAATCCGACAGTCTCCCTTTGAGCAATGCAACCAACAACTCTGAAAATGAGTTACTTGACTCCCCTGGAGAGCGAGAGAATCCCGACAAACCACATTCGGATGCACCAAGCAACTCTATTTCTGTTGCAAAGTTACTAAATGGAGTTGAGAAATCATACGATTCCGGGAAGAAATTGCTTGAAGAAAGCAAAAATTTAACAGATGAAGAGACTTATTTTAGAAATGATAACGATTCGCCTGTATCAATTTCCAAGGATGCTCCTGCTGTAGTAAAGCATGTTGCAAAGGTTGCAAAGGCTACAGGCGGCAAGGTCAAGATGTTGCAAAGTGTCGAAGAGGTAACCAATGCCGAGGCTAAGGCAAGACTTGAAAAGGGTGAAAAGGTAGAAGGATGGTACGATGAACGCACAGGTGAAGTTGTGCTGTATATGCCAAACGTACATGACAGCTACACAGCTGAGAAAACAGTATGGCACGAAATCGTGGGTCATAAAGGAATGCGTGAACTGTTCGGGAACGACAACTACGATAAATTCCTTGATGATATTTACTTCAATCTTGATAAGCCGGAATACGCCGATCTTAAAAAGCTCGTCATGAAGGAACTACAGTATAACCCATTCAATTACAGAAATGCCATCGAAGAGGCTATTGCAAGAATGGCAGAAGAGGGACATGGCGAACAAGGGCTTTGGAATAATCTGAAAAGCAAGGTTACAAATATCTTTAGAGAGATTGGCTATCGTGTGGCGCCGAACACAAAAGATATTAAATATCTCTTGTGGCTCGCCAAGAATTACTCCAAGCATCCTGAGAGTGATGGCTACTTTGCCATCAGAAGAAATGCCTTGCTGCATAAGTTAGAGAAAGATAATACACCTAGCATCGTGGATAGAAACGGAATGTACTTTGATAATGATGGAAAGGACCATGATTATCTGCTAGACTTGAACCGTAAGGATTTCGAAGAGGCTACAGATGGAAAGGTGCACTTCCGAACCTCCCCTATGACTGCATCTAAGATTGAGGAGTATAACCGCAGACTTGGAACAAAACTCTACGCTTTCAAGGAAAGTACTGTTGATCATATGCAGTCCCTGCAAGAGGCCATGGAAATAATCTCTGGCGAAAAGCATGTATGGACAGACATTCCTTCTGCCTTCAACCCATTGCAGGCACAGAATCGTATTGATAGTATCGTGCAACAAAAGGCAGAAGAGTATGACCGAAAATATACGAAGCCTCTTGATGATTCTTTCAAGAAAGTCGTTTCTACCATGAGTGGTAACGGCAAAGACGAGCAGCTAAGAAACGCACAACTCTACATGATTACCAAACACGGTTTGGAGCGTAACCGTGTATTCTTTGTTCGCGACGCAGTTCGTGATATGATGAATGACGATGTTACGAAAGCAAAGACATTGATGAAGGACTGGAACGACAAGCAGAAGGATTTGGCTGACGAACTAGAGAAAGGCAACATCAGATTTGATGAGTACCTGGAGCAAATGGACGAATGGATTCGTAGCAACGTGGACGTTAACTTTGTAGCTGACGAACACGATTATTCTGGATTCCATGGTATGCAAAATATAGCCAAGACCTCTGATCCGTACGACGACAAGCTTGCCATTGACAACGTGATGAGTGCAGAAAGCCAAATGGGTAGCGATTTGGCAAAAGACTTCTGGACAAAGAAGAAGGCTGCAACTGATTACGTTATCGACCAAGAATACTACAACGGCTTCATTGATAACTCTGACAGAGACTATCTAAAGGGTATGTTCCAATGGTACGTGCCTCTCAGAAAGTTTGATGATACAACTGCAGAAGATGTGTATGGTTATATTGGAGAAAAGGGAGACCCTTCCAACTTTGTAGGTCCTGTATTGGCAAATGCAAAGGGAAGAAGCAGTCTGAGCGACATTAATGTTATGGCTCAAATACCTGCCATGGCCAAGTCTTCGCTTATCAATGGTGGAAAGAATGTAGTAAAACAACACTTTGCCCGATTTGTTTCTGCCTATGAAACTGGTAATACAAAAGATAAAATCTTTGTGGAGGTGAACCCTTGGTTAGAGAAGCAAGTAATAGACGGTAATGAAGTTTGGGAAGAGGTTACACCTCAAATCCCAGAGAACGCCACACAGCAGCAAATAAGCAATATCCTACAAAAATTCGAGGACACAATGCAAGCAAAGAAAGCAACAGGTGATGCCAAACTTGCAAGTCGAAAGCCTAATATTGGCTTTAAATTCCAGCGTGCCAAGAATAAGTCTGAACATATCGTAGATGTGTATATAGCAGGTAAGAAAAGGAGTTTTGTCTGCCAAGGCAACCCAAGAGCAGCTCAAGCTCTCAACGGTCTCTTGAAAGATTCAGGAACCAGAAATGCTGTAACGCAATTTGATGCGATGGTTACAAGAAAAATTGCTCAATTCAATACTTCGCTTAATCCAGACTTCATGATGTCTAACATGCTCAGAGACTTAACATTTGCTTCTGCCAATGTTACCAAGGAAGGGGCTAGCTATACAAAGGATTTCTTGAAAGAATATGCCGGGAATATGCTCTCTATCAAGAATGGCAAAGGTAGCGGAAACTATCTTACTATGTTCCGCAGATATAGAGACGGCAAGCTTGATATAAACAATGAACATGAAAGGATGTTCAAAGAGTTTATGGATAACGGCGGTCAGACCGGATTCGTTCAAATCAAGAAATTAGAAAGTCTGATTGAGGAATACGACAACTTGATCAAGAAAGGAAGTAAGGAAGCTGATGGCTGGTTTGCCAAGAAAATCAAGGAAGGTGGAACATTTATTGAAACAGCCAACGAGATTATTGAAAATCTAGCTCGCTACTCTACTTACTGTACTTCACGAAAGCACGGAAGAAGCGTAGGACGAAGCATCTATGATGCCAAAGAGGTTTCAACAAACTTCAACCGCCATGGTTCTGGAGATGCCATCAAGACCTTGAAAACTTCGACAGATAGTAATATTGATAAGAAATTCCGTGGATCTCTTGGTTTCTTCAATAGCTGGATGAAGAATCATACGCAGTTCTATAACGCTGGCGTGCAAGGTGCAAACCTATTTTTCAAGAACTATAAGAGTGCATGGAAGACCGCAGCCGTTTCATTCGGAATGTTGCCTTTAGGGCTTGGTATTGCACAAGCATTAATCAACCAATTTCTGATTAACAATGAGGATGAGAAGGACAGAAAGGGAGTTAAGGATCCATACGCAGAGTTACCTGAATGGAAACGCAGAAACAACATCTGTATCTATACCGGACATGGAAACTTTAAAACTGTTCCTATTGCCATCGAGTTAAGAGCGTTTTTTGGTTTGGGCGATATTGCAGCTGGCTATGCTGTGAACGACAAATTGAAGAGTAGTACGCCTATCGGTTATGATATTTTGGGGCAGATGGCACAATTGGTTCCTGCCTCAGATTTTCTGGGACACCATTCACCAAGCAGCAGCATTAAGGAACTTGGAGAGGATGCGATGCTTGCAGTAACGCCGACAACCATTTCTCCTGCCATGGAACTTGCCTTCAATCGAAATTGGACAGGCAGACCTTTATATCGTGATTATGACTATCTTGATAAGGCTCCAAGATGGAAGAGGGCATACGACAATACAAATAATGTTTACATGAGCATCAATAAATGGGCTAACCAAGGCACAAATGGTATTGATGGATCTAATGCAGACATGAAGGGAAATGAAACTCTTGATTATCTTACAGCACCTTACGCTTGGGAACATTTGATAGACAGTTACACCGGCGGTATGGGTTCAACTATTGGTAGAACTTATAAAACTTTAGAAGCTGTCGGTAAGGGTGTTGTATCTGGAGCGAAGAGCAAAGAAGGATTCGGCAAGGGCTTCTCCGAAGAATTTGATAAGTTTGACAAAAATCAAATTCCTCTTTACAGGGTTTTCAACTATACTCCTAAAGAGGGGCAAGACATGCAGCGAACTAGATCGAAGTGGTATAACTATTCCGACGAGTTGAAGCAGACTGAATATAACATCAAGCAATTGACGACCAATACACCTGATGTTTTGAAGAACATTGAGAACAACGCCAAGAAGTTCAATTTCATTCATGGAGAGGAAGGAAAGGCGTATAATATCTGGAATGCTGCAGAAAATTATATCCAGAAGAAGAAGAAAATCTTAAAAAGAGTATCTGATCCGGAAGTAATCAAGTCGATTAACGAAGACATCAATCGAAAGATGCAAGAAGCGGTGAATGATTTGGATAAGCTAAATTAGAATCCGTATAAACTACAAAGAAAAGTGGCGATAGGTGATACAACCTATCGCTATTTTTTGTACTTTTGCAAAAACAAAAACATTAAATTTATGAAGAAAATTATATTATTCTTTCTGTTAGCTATCGCATCAGCTAGTTGTTTTGCGCAAAATGATGTTGTGACAGAAATTTGCGGAGTTAAGTTCGGGTCAAACAGACCAACTGCTCGTTCTATCCTTACGGCAAAATACGGAGACCCCAATATGGACGAACTCAATTTGATAGAGTTTGATAATGTAAGATATGCAGGAATATCGTTTGATTTTGGCTACTTTTCTTTTCAAACCGACGGTGTAAGAAGCTATTTTAATGAATGTATTTTAGGATTCTATGCAGATACAGCAGATGATGCAAAAAGAAAGCGAGAATTTCTAAAAGGGATTCTTGGGAACAAATATGAAATGCAGGAAGAGATAGAGGAAGATAAATTTAAATGTTATTATGGAGGGACATCCCCGGTTAATTCCGATGAATACGCTTTCAAATTATATATAACGAAAATTCCTAAATCAGGATATTTAGTTAGTATTAAATATGGCGAATTCGACTATTTAAACGAAAGTCTATGAAAAGAATATAAGGTGAACACTATTAACAAGTCAATGTGTTCACCTTATTATATTATATAGCCTTCAACAACTCTTCAAACTTATCATCATACCATCGTGGCTGAGTCTCGCTCTGGTTCTTTGGAGATACTTGATTCTCTCCATAAGACTTACCCTTCTCGGTAATCACCTTGAACTTGTGAATCTTTGTGGTTCCCTGTCGGGTCTCCTCTTTCAAGAAGCCAAGCTTAACCATCTGCTGGTTGAACTTCAATGCAGACATCTTGGATCCAAAGCGTTTCAACAGTTCTGATGCCGAGTGCATCACGCCCTTGCTGGCTACGTAGTCTGGGGATGGCAAGCCAAGAGGCTCTAATACCGCTTTTGCTAACTGTAGCTTGCTTGCTTCATTCATGTTGAGGAAACTAACAGCCCAAGTTGCAGCCCTAAGTTTATCCTCCAACAAGTTCGAAGTTTTCGGATTTAATAATCTCTTCTCACACTCAATGAAGTAACGGCGTGCCTGCTTTCCTTTCTCACACTGAGACATCATAGAAATCTCTTTGGCTGCATCTAATGATAGTGCGTATTCGGAAGTTGGTCTTCCTCCTTGTAGGTTTTCCCCCTTTTGGGTGAAAACCTCAAAGTCCTGATACTCAATCAAGTCGCAACGTTCTATTTGCTTCTTTATCCAAGACGAGAAATCTTTTCCCACACCTAAGAAAGCATGAAGCTCTCTTGCATTAACTGCACTTTGACCATTATGGTCGATAATTGAAATCAATACATTACTCATACTATATAATTTAAATGTTCATATCATTGCTTCCGACGCCCTAAGTTGAACTTAGAGCGATTCCATACTATTTGATTAATAGACTAAACGCATTCTTACGTTCACAGTTTAACCATCGAGAAGCGTAATCTGTTACCTGATAGGAATATTGTTCCTGTCAGATTATCTAACTCCAAATGAAAGGGCATAAGAAATGCCCCATCCGCTAGTGTGAGAGGTGCAGACAGGGCATTGTATATTGTATGATGAAATCCATTGATTTTGTGTCTGTTTGTGCCTCTCACCTCACGAACTTACGAGTGCAAAGGTAATACGAATTTTGGAATAAATCGCAATCTAAATTGTTAAGAAAACTTTCAGCTTTAAACTGGTTTAAAACCGGTTTTAAAATATCATTTGGTTTATTTACGCAAATGCCTTTATTTATCGGCAATTCACATCATTTAATAGTTCTCTAAAAGAGAATCGATTAATTTTTGACTGACTGACCGAGCGTGCTATCGGTGTTATCAAGCATGGTAAAGATACGGAAACCAAGGATATTCCTTTCCTTCGCTCTCTTCTTTATACGCCTAGTGAGCAGAGCAGCTTGCAGCGAACCAAGAGCAAGTGGTATAACTACAAGGACGAAATGGAAAAGACCATGGCCAACGTGGACCGCCTGAAATCGAAGAACGTTCCGATTGACAAGAGAATCACGAATATAGGTGAGTATTATCACTTCCAAAACTCCAAGGAGGCTGCCAAGGTTAGAATCATCGAACTAGCAGAGAAGCAGATGAAGCGATGGAAGAAGCTCAGAGATAAATCTTCTGATACCGAGAGCATCAACTTCGCTAATCAGAATATTGACAGAATCATGATGGATGCGGTGGATGAACTGGATAGATTGGAATAAATAAAAAAGGAGTGGGCGCAAGGCTCACTCCTTTCTTGCTACTCCTAGATATGTTGCCTTGATGGGCTTTTCTCCATCATTAATGTAAACCTCTATATAGGTTCTATCATCTTCATCATCATTTTTGATGGTTAAGTAGGAATTTTTATCCATCTTAGAACCATGCGAACCCCACAAATGAAGATAACCTTCATTGCCATCCTTATCAAATTCATACAGAATTGCTTCTGATCCTAAATCTTTAAGATAATTCTTCTTCCCTATTTCAACTCTTGCTGTTGTAACAGAAAATCTGTGATACTCTCCAGAATAAAGTATCATCACATAATGATTGATGTAGGCACTATCTATCTGATATACTTTCCCATCATAGAGAAACTGGTTACTAATAGCAGAATCTTCACTATCGCTGCATGCACATAATGACAGAACTGCCATTAGGGTTATTAATAATTTCTTCATGAATCATGTTTTATGCGTTTGTATTTCTGGGTGCAAAGGTAGGGATTTTTTTGATAGGTTGTATCGGGGTTGGGGGATTTTTGCGTAGTTTAGACTTATTATAAATATGGGGGACTCAGCATAAAATGCTGAGGAACGGGGGCTAGAGGGGGTTATGTTTGCTGGTGGCGGCTTGACAGAGGGAACCTAGAAGATAGCAGGGTTCTTCGGTGTACATATTTATAAGGAACTGCTCGGATATGTGCTGAACTACATGGAGCATTTCGTGGGTGAGACTATTCGTGTACTCCCCTTTTGAGGTGGCCCAGCCTATTACTACTATCGTTTTTCTGGTATCTATGTTAGAATAGGTGATTCCTTTGTTGGGTTCGCCTTCGAGCACGAGATTACAGGCATCTTCGAGAGGAATGCCGGCGCATCCCAAATCCCGAAGATGCCTTCTTACCTTCATGGCATCCTTTGAGTGGACATCGTACATTACATGTACCGTCCAGTCATACCTTTCCAAGTAAATCTCCTGCTCAGTCAAAACTATAAACTTTAAACTATCAACTATAAACTACAATATCTCTTCCCAAGGAATGCCTATGCCATTGAATGATGTATCTGCATAGAAGCGGTTGAAGATGAATCCATCCTGCTGATCCTCATCATCAACGTAGTCTTTGATGAACTGGGCCATCTGCTTTTCTTCTGTGATAGACGATCCATAGAAATCGGCTAAGCACATGTGTGCGATGTAGCAAGCGTCATAGCCTACATTATTCTCCAGCACGATATTATTCTTCTTCAGAATGTCTTCTATGTCCTCCTTGCTCATCATGCGGATAGGCTTACCATTCTTCCGCATCTGCTTTACTGCCCACTCGCACATCTTCTTATTGAAGTGCCAGCCATTGTAACGAAGGTAAGCCTTCATTTCCTCTGGCTGATAATCGTAGGCGTTCAAAGATTGTCTGTATTTTCTTTCCATAATCTTTCTGATATTAAAAAGGGTTTGGTAACGAAATCTGTTTCACTACCAAACCCCAAGTTAGTTAATACTCGTCGCCGTAGCTTCGATAATCACGTTCTCCACGGTCTCTGTCTTCACGTTGGCGCATGTCGTCGTACTCTTCATGCTCTCGCATACCACTTCTGCCTCCACGACCTCTGTAATCGGGCATGCGGTTGCGCTCGCTGTATCGGTCACGTCTGCCTTCACGCTTCATTTCGCCCAGGCAGTTCATCGCCTTATCCAAGTAGCGCAAGCCTTTCTCCACGTTCTCATACAAGCCATCAAACTTGTCTTCTGTAATCTCAACCATTATCATAATTCTAAGATTTTAAAAGTGAATAGATAGGAGATTACTTGTTTATCGCCTGTTGGAGCAATCCCATCATCTTGTCGAGCTTGCCCTCCATGCCAGAAACCTTGCCTTCCAGCTTGCTGATCTTCTCAGTCTGTTCCCTCTCCTTGGCTATCTGGGGGTTGAGTTGCAATAGCATTCCCTCACAAGAATCAACGACTTTCTTGTGGTAATCTACGCTCTCCAGTATCGCCTTGGATTGTCTCAGCATCGTGTCGACCTCAGCACTCATGGCTTCCTTGTTGTCGCTCACCACAAGATTCTTGTCATTGGCTATCTGTCCGTTGGCAGGTAGCTGCTTGAAATCCACCTCCTCGTCGTTCAGTTTCACCTTCACATCAACCACAGTTTCCATAGGCTGAGGCGTGAAGCCATTGTTGAAGGTAGGGTATTTCGTCTGAGGGTTGCTAACCGAAACAACCTGACCAATCTGCAAGTTCGGGTTTTCGCCCTTGTCTAGGACATAGAATAAAGAATTTGTTCTTAAACCTTGAAACATAATGTAATCTCCTATTATCTATTCTGTTTGTTAAACAATACCCGTCATCAGCTGAAGGGTGTTAGTGTCTCTCTCAAACCAGAGCTGAACAACTCCAGTTCCCGGCACGTCTGCAACCGTTAATGCCTCACCATTGAATTTGGTTACGGCTTGGGTTGCGCCGTTGGTCTCGAAAAGGATAGGCAGCGTACCAGTCGTTCCAGTCGGAATAGCCTGACGCAGATTTACGAAAATCGTTCCTCTGTAGCTGGCATTCACGAAGGCGTGGTTTTTAAAGGTGAACACCACATCGGCAGTATTCACCTTCACGCCAGTAGAAGCGATAGCCGCCGAACCGTTACGATTCACCCAAGTAAAAGGTCTTAACCATAACATAGCAGCCTCCTTTCTTTAACCCCAGAATCCTGCACCGTTAGCAGCATTCAGTCCATACAATCCTGCCTGATAAGCCACGCAGTTAGGAACCGCAGTAAATGGGCTGTAAGGGGTGGTTACTGTCTCTGGCAGCTTGCACTTGATACCTGCCACCTCACTCTGCAAGCCAGCCAATACCGCATTGATAGGTGCTACAGCCTGACCCACAATCTGAGAGGTCATTGCAGAAGACTTGAAGGTGCTGTTCTCCTCGCGCAGAGAATCAATCTTGTTCTGCATCTCACGCATCTCAGCTTGCTTCTGACCGTCAACGATGGTCTGAGTGCTTTCCTTGATGGCGTTATGCAAATCGCAAGTCTGGCGCTGGGTTTCGTAAGCTACGTTAGAGAAGCCACGCTCCTGACCTACTGCCACATTATTGATGGCATTCTGTAAGGTACCAGTCTGCTGGCACATCGCCAACTTGATATTGCCGTCCATGGCGGTAATGTTGTTGTTGGTCTTGCAGCAGCATTCTGCCAACTGAGTAGCGATAGCGTTGTTACCCTGCATGATGGCGGTCAATACCTGATTAGCAGTCATGCCCATCTGGTTGCCGACACCGCAAATCTCCTTGCTTACACCGTTGATGGCAGCGATAACGTTACCGGTAGTGGTGTTGAGAGCAGTAGCAAGCGACTGAACATCGTAACCATTGCGCTGAACTGCCTGCATGATAACAGCCGTATTGGCATCGTTATTGAGCATAACGCCACCCTGTCCGTTAGGCATCAAGCAACCGCCATTATTTCCACCGAAGAAGTTACCTCTACCCATAAGAAGGAAGAGAAGCAAGATGGCAAACAATCCATCACCCCATCCGTTTCCATTACTCTTGCCGTTGCAAAGAGCAAACAAACTTGGATCTACACCCTGTCGCTGCATAAGTGCTGGGAGCATAGCTAGAATACTATTGAAACCACCACCCTGGCTGGTTCCGTTCTCCCCGAATACGTAAGTTTTTGACTCACTCATAATAAAATAGTTTATTCGTTTCGTTCACTATTGAACTTGGTGCAAAGTTACGAAGAAGATGAGGCTCTGCCTAACTATGCTCAAAATAAAGTTTTCATGGGTTAGAAAGCTGTTTTTCAGAGATTTATGATGAGTAATGTGATGCTCAATTATTTAGCTTTAATCTAAACTAAGAAGAAAGTCGTTGATTAACGGTACAACCTATTGATATTTTTGCTACTTTTGCAGGAAAAATAACGCTTTAATAAAACTAAACAATAATTTTATGGATATAAAAGAAGCTGTTAATAATGTATTTATGATTCAAGGTGTAGATTACCCAGAAATGAGCGTAACAGATATTGCACTAGAATTGGTATATAAGTACGAGGAGTTTAAAAACTCAAATGCGGATGAATTAAAGAATCAGGTTTCACGCTATCTGGCAAATGATACAAAGAAAAAGGATTCTATTTACGAACGTGTTAAAAATGGAAGAGGTGGTAACAAAAAGGTTATTACAAACTTCGTAAGCCTAAGAAAGAACGCAAGCCCAAACCTGCAATAAAGCCATTAGAGCCAAAGGTAAAAGCTACGGAAAACAGAATGTTTGCAGGTACTGCCGGAGAAATGGCTGTTTGTAGCGAGCTTCTTTTTAGAGAATACAATGTTGCAAGGATGCCTGTTGATGATGGTATTGATATTGTAGCAATGAAGAATAACAAGACTTTTTATATTCAAGTGAAAACCATCCAGATTACTTCTGACGGTAACTTTTCTGTTCGTATAAGCAGTAAAAGTTTCGATAGGTACAATGGTGGTAATTGCTTCTATGTTATTGTTGCTAGAGGTGATCGTAATAAATATATAGTAGCTACGGCTAACGACATACGAAGGTGGATTTATCACAAATTTGCAAGTCAGAACGATTCTTCTATTACGATTACAATTTCTCAAAACATGGGAAGTCTTTTCGTAAAGGATGAAAATATTGATAATATGTTGGACGCTTTCAATATAATCAAATGAGTAAACAGGAATGGTTCGTGCTCTTTATCTTCTTATTCACGATACTGATGGCAATATTGGGTTGATATGAAAAGAATAGTATTGTTTTTAGGTGCTATCTCTGCGATTGTTATATCCTGCAGTAAAACAAGTTTAGGAGATAACGTTTTTATCGAGCGTGATCTTCCCAATCGCCAACTGGTTATCCATACAAGCAGCTCTTGCTCAAAAATCAAGAATGGGTACACAATAGAAAAGGTAAGTTCCTTTAAATACTACCCTGCAACAGAATGCTTTTGCCAAGAATGCGTATATGAGTCTGATGCTTTAGAATTAACAAAGAAGGAGTAATATCTCTATTGATTGAAGTAAGTAAATAAGTAAAGGGTGAATCATTCGACTCACCCTTCTTCTTTATCTATAAAGTCAGCGACTTAGAGTTCTACAATCACAGATTGCTTATTAAGCGATGGAATAACCACCATTACCATCAAAAGTTGCAGTTCCTGAATATTTTTCTGCATTTTCTAAATTTTCATTATTTACAAAGATAAAAGAAAGAGTATCTCCTTTTTTTCTTACAATAGCTTGATTGCTCAAAAAATCATTGATATTTCCTTTTGCGTGAAGCAATTTAACATAAGTCAGATTTGGGCAAAAGCAAATATCATTTAAGTCAATAACGCATTTAGTATTAGAAGCTCCATCATTAAAGCCTATTAGGGATTTTTTGTTTTTAATTATAATAGAATTGTTAGCCCCAAGAACAGCCCACTGATAAGTATCTAGAGTAGAAGTAAACTCTTTGCTTTTTCCTAAGTTTTCTTCCAAAGAACTACCACTCCAATAGCTTTCCTCATCTTCAAAAGTAACCTCACTACCACAGATATTAATTACCTTATTAACTACATTTGCATTAACATCTGCAATTTTAACGCGCATTTGTCCTAATGGAACTCCTCCGTTAGGGATATTTATTCCCAACTTCTGTAAAAAACATTTATTCTCCATAATTTATTTAATTTTAATATACCAAAATTCACGATTATTATCTTTGTCAAAACCAGCAACCATACATTCTCCTTGCTTCTTTCCAACAATTAGCCCACTATCAATAGATGCAGTTTCACGTTGAAAAACAGGATTTTTAGGTTTTGAAATATCTCCATATTCCATACCATCTGTATCAACACAGTCCCAGGTAATTATATCTAATAAAGATGAATCTATCTGCTTTGATTTACCCATTTCAACTTCTATTGGCGTAATATGAAAATGTCTATCAAAACCTGCACCAATACGTATAAAATGTATAATATTGGCAGATAAATCTATATTTACATAGTCAAATAATTGCTCGTATATTGTCCCGAACTTTCGGACTGGATACACATCAGCTCCACCCCATGCAGAATAATACATTGTGTCACCAGTATATAATCTATCGCAAGCTGTTGAAACATGCAGAACGTTATCAATGTATGTTTCCAAATCACCATGTGTATGCCCTCCTAAAACCATTAGTAATTTTCCACCGATATGTGAAAAATCAAATGTCTCACCTTCTATTGTAACATTGCTTTTCTTCAATCCAAGAGCAGAACATAGTGTTCTTACATTTTCGTAACTTTGCCAAGAGCCGTCTGATGATGAATTTCTGACAACTGGTACATGGAGTAATATTACTATGTCATAATTAGATGGAATCTTCATTATAGCTTCTTTTATTATCCATATAATTTGCGTCTTATGAACATTAAATATTGTTTCATTACCATTGTCACTATTTACAGAATCAGTTGTATCAATTACGATATACCTTATATTCTTATATGTATTATCTACATAATAATAACAAGCCCCTTTGTCATTTTCATTTGTAACGTATTTGTTCTGATCCATTCTAGAGGTCATAATGTTCGCAACTTGCTCCTGCGAATAACCGAATTTTACAGAATCTGAAAGTGAGCGTGAGAACAAATCATGATTTCCTCTTACGTTAAATAGAATCCCGTAAGGAGATATTCCTTCGTGTAATCTCATCTGTAGTTTGATGGATTTGTCTACCACATCTTTACCTCCCCAATTACCAACAACATCACCGCCATAAAAACATTTATTACATATTGTCTTCCTCATTATATATGGGATAAGTATATGTGACTTTTCCTCTTCAGAATAGCAATGTGTATCTGTTACGAATATAAAATTATCAGAATTTATACCATTTTTAAAATTAATATTATTAATGTTATCTATTTTAGATGCAAGGTATTCACTATAATAACTTGGTATAGAAACTTCATATTGTACTTTTCTTAGAGTTTCTTCTATTTCGCTATTTTTTACAGACAACTCAGCTACTTTATTTTCAATTACTTTAGTATCAGAACTCCAGAAACGACCATTCCTCTTCAATCCAAACAATGGTTTATTTGCTTTGTCTACCAAGACCCAAGCAAAATCAACGTCACTGGTTACATGAAAAGGAGTTGGAATTGCCTCACCCTCATCATTCGTAATGGTTACATTACTGAGTTCAGCTATTAACTTTTCAATTACTTTAGTATCAGAACTCCAGAAACGACCATTCCTCTTCAATCCAAACAATGGTTTATTTGCTTTGTCTACCAAGACCCAAGCAAAATCAACGTCACTGGTTACATGAAAAGGAGTTGGAATTGCCTCACCCTCATCATTCGTAATGGTTAAGTCGTTGAGTTTATCTTCTACAGAAAACCAGTTTGCTGGGTCTGCTGACCATGCATTTGCCTTTAAAGTATAGCGGTAGATGGTATCACCTGATTTGTATGTGATGGTGAGACCTACCTTCTGAAATGTGGTAGGAACAGAGTTGATGGCATCTTGGAGAGTAGTATGGGTTACGGTTCCACCTTTTGAGCAGTCGTAGGTTAGGATGCCTAGCTTGCCTACCTCGGCTGAAAGAAAGTCGGTCTCTCCACCAGTTATAGCATCATTGACTAGGGTCTTGTTGCTCGCATCAGCGATACCACTATTGCCCTGAGGTCCGATTTCGCCTTGATCACCCTTGTCTCCTTTTTCTCCTTTGTCGCCTTGTTCTCCCTTTGCGCCATTGTATATTTCGAAGGATTCTTTAGTACCATCACCTAGTGTTGCCTCTATTGTATTGAGACCAGAAGATTCTGTAGTTTTTCTTGTCTGCTCTAACTTAACAATAGATGTTCCCTTATCACCCTTTGAACCTTTCGATCCATTGAAAATTTCAAAGACTTTACTCCATCCGTCAGAACGAGTGACACGGATAATGTTCTTTCCTCCATCCTCTGTGGATTTAACAATCTGTTCAATATTTGAAATATCATAGCCACGTTCACCTTGATCGCCCTTATCACCTTTGCTTCCTCTGGTGAACTCCAAGAAATCGATTTCAGATTTATCTTCATTGCCAGGCTGCTCAGTCCAAATATCATAAGCAGACTTTCCGTTTAGACCAGACAAGCCTTGCTCTCCTTGGATTCCTTGCGGACCACGCAACTCACCACAATCTTGATACATACCTGACTCTGGAGTCGAGCCATTACCAACGTAAACATAAAGATGGTTATCGACGAGCCAGCCTATTGTATTTTCTTCTGTTGGCAAAGAAGAAAGATTATCTGCTACCTTGAATGCCGATATACGTGTAGTAAGCAGAGATAACATATTTGCTATCTCTGTACTCAACTTGCTTGATGTTACTGAACCATCAGCAAGTTTTCTTTCCGTAACTTGTTTGTCTCCAATGTCTGGAGTTTTAATCAAAGGAACGGAATCTCCTAACTTATTATCTTGTCTAAATGTAGGCATATTTTATTTCTTTTGGTTCTGTAGAAGTGAATATTTGAATTTGGACGGTATCGGGAATGACCGAGATACGGAACTCGAAGGACTGGGTGTCCTTGTGGCGACGTATCGGGACGCGAGGGAAATTTCCCTTATCATCTGACTGACGGATAACCACCTTTCCTTTTTCCCTTAGCGTGATTCTTAGGAAAATATCACGGCGAAGAGTAAGGATTGGAGTCACCCACGCAAGTTCATTGGCATCGTATGTGGCTGTTACATTCTCCATATCGTCTTTATTTTGAGGTTTGATTTACGCCTAGCTGTTGCAGGGCGATGGTGTACATCTGGCTGGCCTTGGTATCATCGTAGGCTGAGAGGAGCAGAAAGGCGATATAATAGATGAAAGCATTCTTTAGTTTGTCCGGAATGGAAACATCTGTTGTGGAAGCGTCTGTGCTCACAGACTTAGGTACGCCCACATAGGTAATAACCGCCGTTGAAGTCTTGGGCTGCATGAGGATCTTGATTGGATTCTCTCGCATGATGGCAGCCTGTGGGCGATCAATGGTACCATTTGCGGTATCGTCGTACATCATAAGAGCTTCGTCATCGGTGTCCTCTACTGGGGCGACTGCCTTATACCAAGAAGCGCCACGAATGCGGTTGATGGTAATAATCTCCATATTGGAAGGCATGGTGATAACACCGATGTTACGATTAGAATCAAAATCGGACACCTGAATTGTGTCGGAAGTCGAGCCTATACTCTTGGAATCGGACAGGACAGGCGAAGATGCAGCAGTAATAGCTATCCAATGCAGCGCATCGTTTATCTTCGACTTGATGATGTTGTCCATATACAAATCATCCTTCTCATCGGTGATTTCCGATGTGTTGTTGGATTCCTCGTCTATGCACCAACGAACTGCCTTTATGATTTCCTCTATACTCATTTACACCTTATTATATATTACTGCTTGCCGTAATCAGGGAAAATAAGACCAGCCTTGTCTGCATGCTTCATGGCAGTTTCAAGGGTTCTGCAATCCTTGTCAAAACGGTTGTTTATGTAATTAATAACTTCTTCCGCTGTACGGATGCCTGCTACCTCCTCTTTCTGTGACTTTTTTGTAGTCTTCTTTTCCGGCTCATCTACGGTTGACTTTAATGCGGCATTCTTTTCCTCTTCAAGTTTAGCCTTTTCGCCAGGGTACTCTTCTTCCTCATGGTCGAGAATAATAGTATTGTTGGCAAAAAGCAAGCTAGACTCAAGAAGTTCCTGACAGTATCGGTTTCGCAACGTAAGTGAAGGATATTTGTTTATAATTACATTACCATTTGCGAAAGGATAGCGAACCTGATTACCCTGCTTACCTGAAAGCAGATAGCTAATGCTATTTTGATTTACTCGTGCTTTATATGTCTTAATCATATTTATTCTTTATAAATGGTGGGCAGAGCAAGATGCACCTGCCCACCGATGGTTTATAGTGATAATTTACTGCGCTGTATCTTGACCAGCATAGATAGCCCAAGCGGTGCCAGTGTAGTATAAAACTGTACCTGCCTCATACTTGACATCATCAGTAGGAGAATTAGTACCCTTTAAGGTGTAGTTTTGCGTGAGCGCAACCTTCATACCCTTTGATGGATTCTTAGGAAGTTCCTTAGCAGAAATGATGGCATTAAGTGACTCTGTGGCAATCTTAGCAATCTTATCAGCAGGACCAACCAAGATTGAGTTGTAACCACGAAGTGCCACACTATCTGCCTCCTGATGAATCCAACGCTTAGCGTCACGAACCTCGCCACCTCCCTTAGACATATCATTGGTCTGCTCCTTCTTGCCAATCTTGACGTATCGGCGAGAAGCCTTAGGGTCGAAGATAACCATAAAGTCTGACATACCCAAGAGATCGAGAGTCTGAGTCCAAACAAAATCAATAGAGCCGAAGGTGTCTTTGAATCGCTTGAAGGTAAGGTCGAACTCGTTGTGATTAATGAAGTCGTTCTGATGGCTTCCCTCCAACTTGATATTCTCCAAACGTTCGATAGCATTCTTACCACAGAAGGCAAAACAACGATCATTCTCGGAGAATTCCGTGAACTGGAGTTTGGAAATAGCAATCAAATCGCCAAGCGTATAAGTATCACCGATGGAGTATGTGTTGGTGAGCTGATTGATGATACCCTCAGAGGTATAGACATCTTCAATCTGTCCGTCGCCGGTCTCTGCCTTGAAGCGAGACTTGCATCCAAGCAAATAAGTACGCTCTGCACGTAGGTTATACTTGATGATAGCATCGGTCTTTAAGTCGGCAACTGTAATAGGCTGCTCCTTCTTTACCTTCTCGTAGTCATCTGTAAATACGATGTTCAAGAGTTTCTTCTGAACATACACTTCTTTCTCGCGTGGCTGGAAGTTTTCTGGTGTAATGGTGAGCTGAGACTCAGAAGCTGCAGATGCACCAGCAAGGAACGTTGTTCCAACAGGGATTTCCGGGCAAGTCATGTTGTCAAGATTGTCTCTTGAGTCTCCACTAACCTTCGGCTTTCCGTTGACAGCCTGCATAACCGCTTTTTTACCGTTAGCCTCAATTACATAAAGCATCAGTGTACCCTCTGTCTTGGTCTGTGAGCCAGCAGCATAACCGGGAACACCAGAAGCAAAAACAGTAGTGCCTTTATAGAATGGGCGAATAGAACCAGAGAAGTTCGTTGAATTAATCTCGATGGTGTCAGCAGTTTCAATTTTCTGAATAGTCTGTCCATCAAGAGTTTCGCCACCAACACGCTGATGCGAGATTGACCAGTTCTTAATATTTACTGTTTTTGCCATACGGCGAACAATAGAAAGAAGCGGTGTCTTGAAAGGATAGAACTTAACTATCTCACTATCCCACTCCTTATCAAGCAGACCACCCTCACGAAGCTGTGTACTAGAAGCCTGGGAGCCTGTAAGGTCTTGACCATCTTTTTTTCCACCAGGGCTAAGTCTGTCGTTAACATTAGGGTCTACTGGCTCTTTTTGGGCAACAGTCTCTTTGTCTGCAGGATTTACTCCCTCGTTGCCAATCTGCGGCTCTACAAGGTCTGCCGTTGCCATTACGCCACCACCGGTAACTACGGCAAGAAGCATCAGAATCATCTTAAAGACGAACTGACCACTCATAAAATTCTTAAAACAATTTTTCTTCATTTTATACATATATTAATGGATTAATTACTTCTAATATCATCAAAGAAACTTTCACGTTTCTGTTTCTTTGCCGGTTTATTTCCTGCGCCAGAACTAGAAAGAGAAGGAGGAATACCTTCTGTGCTGGAAGAGCGAACCTTATTCTGAATCTTTTCGTTTCGGGCTTGCATAGCCGCCTCGTCACGGGCAGAGGAAATATCAGAATCGTAGTTGTTGGCATTGTGGAGCATCTTCCAAATATCATCTGAAATATCGCCACTCTCTACCTTGTCGTGAATCTCGTAAATCTGGGACCACATATCCTGTGCATCATCGGGATAGAGCTTCATCAGGCGTTCAAGCGACTTGCGCATGTTGGCAGTAACCTTCTCGGTAGCCTCATTCTGTTCAGCCACGTCCTCGTTGTGCTTGGCGAGAATCTCAGCGAGTTTCTTGCCGCCTTCAGGATCATCAAGCAAGGTTTTAACGTCAATACCCATGCGAGCCATCGCATCAAACGGATTATCGTCCGGATTCTTCTCCATATCCATCGCCAGAGCAGCGAGCCACTTGTGCTTATCGAATACCTTAGACAACGCCTTACCGCTTTCCTCGTATCGTCCGAGCAAATCAGCATCATCATTCATTGCCGCATAACGAGCTTCCTTGTCTTCGAAGTCGATGTCAGAATGGCGATTAGAGAAGCGCTTGGAGAAAGCTGTACGATTAGGGCGCTCATCTACAGACGTTTCATCTGTAGCAGCCTCAGCAGGTGGAGCCTGTTGTGCGCCACCTTCCTCATTCATCTGTGCTAATTCTTCTTTTGTCATATCTCTATAATACTGTTTGAAACTTTTCGGCAAAAATGCAAATAATTTGAAGAAGTTTTGCCGTGCTCCAACCTTGCGCTTGGCGGTTGGTTGGAACACGGCAAAGAAAGCCATGTTTTTGCCTATTTTTGCGCCTATAATTAATAATGTATAAGAAAATGGTAAAGGCAAGAATACTGACACTTAGCAAAGTGATGCCTCAACATAACAAGTATGACTCGGTTAAGGCTCGCAAGCGAAGACAAGAACACGGCAAGGACGAGGAGTTACTCAGCCGATGCAGAAATGCTTGGAATAACCTGAGCGGTGTGCGAGAAACGAGGGCGAGAACGATGCGCTACTGTATGGGCGACCAATGGAGCGACACCATCAGAGTATACCATCATGGCTACTGGGAGGAAATGACGGAGCGTACCTATATGGAGAAGCGCAACCAGACACCTATGAGCAACAACATCATGGTGAGCATTCTGGAATCTATTGCCGGTCTTTATGCCAAGCAGGGAACAGAACCTGTCTGCTTTGCAAGAGACAGCGACTCCCGACAACTGAGCGACATGATGAGTGCCACGATGCAATGCAACTGGCAGACAACGTACATGCAAGATGTGCTGAACCACGCCATTAAAGACTACCTGATGGGCGGTCAGATGTTTGTCAGGGAGAGTTGGGAGGCGAAGGAACTTGAAATGCCCGACTCATGGACAGACGCGATGGAACCCGACCACATGTTTTTTGAATGCGGTAGCGACCCACGACACAACGACGTGAGCCTTATCGGTGTGCTGCATGACGTGAGCCGAGAAGACTTGTATCAGAAGTTTTCCAAACAGGAATATGGGCTTACAGAAGAAGATCTGAACGCCATCTTTGATATTTATCCTTCGGACGATAACAGCTACGGCTATGAGTTTAACGAAGAGAAGGCGTTGGAGAATCTCAGTTTTGACCATAGCAACAAGGGAAGACATTACTCTAGAGTGATTGAGGTGTGGACCACGGAAACCAAGCCAAGACTGCAATGCTTTGACCCGATTGCGACCACAGGAACCGGTGCTTACTTCCGCATAGATTTGGATGATACTGCGATGATACAGAAGCTGCGCAACGACAATATGAAGCGCAAGCAGCAGTATGACGAAATGGGTATAGCGGAAGAAGACAGAGCGTACATCACTAGCGAAGAGATTGCAGATAAGTACTGGTATTATACCTACATGGCGCCAGACGGAACTATCCTCTGCCAGGGCGAAACACCATACGATTATAAGAGCCATCCTTTCACGATGAAACTCTATCCGTATATCAACGGAGAGATTCATCCATTCCTTGCCAACATCATAGACCAGCAGCGATACATCAACCGACTGATTGTGATGAACGACATGGCTATCAGAAGCAGTTTCAAGGGATTCAAGATGATTCCTACAAATGTGCTTAACGGCAGAACACCAGAGCAGTTTATGGAAGAGGCGGTAGAGTATGACGGATGGATATTCTACAAACCATCGGTAAAGACACCGAATGTGAAACCGGAGATTATTACATCGAATGCCGTGAACATCGGTACGAATGAACTCTTGCAGATAGAGCTGAACCTGATTCAAGAGGTTACCAACGTGAGCGGTGCTTTGCAGGGTAAGACCCCATCGGCAGGAACTTCGGCAGCCAGATATGCACAGGAAAGTCAGAATGCAACCACGTCTCTGTATACCATCCTTGCCGACATGGACGTGTTCACGGAGAAGCTGGCAACCAAGAAGTGCATGACTATACAGCAGTACTACGAAGACGGAAGAAGGGTTTACGACCGGAACTTCAATACGGTTTACAAGTACGACCGTCTTTCGGCAAGAGATATTCACTTCAAGATCAGCATCAAGAATGCAGCAGCTACGGCAGCCTTCAACACGATGCAAAACGATACGCTCGACAAGCTTCTTGAATTGGGCGGTATCAATATTATTCAGTATCTGCAGAACCTCAACGCACCATTTGCAGACAAGTTGCTTGCCAGCGTACAGGAGCAGCAAGCTCAGCTTGAACAGATGTATCAGCAGCAACAAGCAATGGCTCAGCAGCAAGGTGGCGGTCAGGTAGAGAACGGAATTGTGCAGGGTGCAGACCAGAATGCGGTAGCACAGGCACAGAGTGCATTAGGATATAACAGAGCAGCATAAGGTATGGAAGTACAGATAACGATAGAAATGGAGAAGGTGATGAGTGAGGTGAACAAACACTTCGCTCTCATCGGAAAACGCCTAAAAGATAAGAACGGCGATACGATGTTTGCCAAGACCACCCTATCTTCTTCGGAAGAGAAAGGTATCATGAAGCAGTATATCAACGCTGCGGCAGAAACATTTGTAGCAGAACTGGCACCACAAGTAACCTATTACAAGAACGGGGACGCGATGGTGATTAAGTTTGAAAACAGCAGATGGGCAGACGGAGAAGACAGTATTACCGTTCCGTTTGAAGGCAACTTCATGGGGTATGTGATAGCCTATGTATCGAATGCGGTATTTGGAATGACTGAGGCAGAGCTGGCACAGAAGTATGCTGCGGACATGGCGAACCATATAGCGGCGGCCATCAAGCTGATTTATCACAAGACCCCACCGGCAAGCAGCAACAAGAGTCTGTCAGACATGACAGGCGAAATAATCATTGACTAAAAAAGGAGAAGCTATGATCATAAAATTTCAAATTATCAAATCGGTAGTAATGGAGGCAGTAAAGTCGACAACCTACCTGAAAGCAAAGATAGATACTGCAGCAGACGAAAAAGCAGCGAAAGTAAGCTTTAACGAGGCTGCCGGCGATGATGAGGTTCACGAAAGAACGCTGACCCACGACTTTGATACAGCCCTGGAAGTATTGAAGACCATCTTCGTAGACTATCTTGTGCCAACGCCTCAGACTATTGGCGACAACGCCATCTACTATGGAAGCCGAACGGATGATATAGTGGAGTTCACCCTATCAGTATCAAGACGTTATAACGGAACGCTGACCGACGCACTGGCTAGGTTGGCAGCAAGATACGTGGAGGACTACATGATATACCAGTGGTGGCTGAAAACAACAAACCTGAAACAAGCGGAGCCATACCAAGCTACACTTGCATCAGACGAGATTGCCATTAGGAAGTGCTTCGTGATGAGTTGTCCGATGGTCCCTACCGTTCCTTATCCAATCGAACTGACCGCAAAGGTGAATGGTGAGGGCGTTGAAGGCGAGATAACTCTAGAGAAGGGAGAGGAAGCTACCCTATCCTACTCGATCAATTATGGAGCGATTGATGATATTGAGATAAGAAGCGAAGACCCAAGTATCATAGAGATACACCGATGCAGGGATAGGCGATCCTTTACTCTAGTTCCGGTAAATACCGGTTTCTGCAAGGTGAAGCTATGGTCAAGACATAGCGACAAACTGGAGTTCACTTGCGATGCCATCGTAACTGAGGAGGAAGGAGTTTTGTAATATTGAATATAAAATATCAAGATATGAGCTATCCGGAGTTTAACAAATTACACCCAACACATTTTATCCGAGAGAGAGGATGGAAGCCCGAGCCAAATCCTTTCTTGCCGAAGCCACGAAGAGCAGGGCACGGCTATTGGGATAAACACATCTTTATCTATGCCACCCAGCTCTGGTATGATATAGATGCAAATACCAACATGGTAGGACGAGCAAGACGGAACATGAAGGACGCGCAAGGTGAAGATATTCCGACAAGCGAGAACGATCAGGAACGCCCGCTCTTTTACCGTTGGTTTGACAAGTATATTAATAAGGTGGAAGCGAATCTGTCTGCCTATGTAATGAAACCAGAAGGAAGGGTAAGAGATAATGCCCTGAGAGAATGGGATGAGAAGGAGATATGGCTGAAATTTCCAGACTACTGGGATGATACCAAATATGATGCACTCGTCAAGCTGATACACGACTATATCGTGACCGGTGCGCTATACGAATACTATATGCGCACATTGACGAGCAAGGACCCTCTGACGATAGATCAGATGAACCAACTGGACGAACTGGAGATAGACATCATAGACTGCGCCAACTCTACCAAACCGGGCAGTATGATTCACACGTTGAAACCCTTCGGATAATAAAAAAGCGAGCGTATGGAAGATTTTGAAATGGATGGATTTAAGTCTGTAAGGGAGATACAGAAAGAGAAGAAAGAGAAGGTGAAGAAGCTTCTCCCTGCAAGAAAGAGTGCCCAAAAGGAATATATCAGAGATTGGCTGGCAAGGAGCCAAGATCAGTTTGAGGATTGTATGAACCAACTGGCAGAGTATGATCCTAAGACATACGTCACCATCTACAAAGACCTTACCAAGCACATGATACCAAAGCAGACAGAAGTAAGCGTTACCCACGGAATAGATGCAGACTTCAAGCAGCTTATGGCACTCGGTATGACAACCGTAGAGGACGAAGACGAGGCAGACGTACTGGATATAAGCAAAGCACCCGAGATACAGGATGCAGATTTTGAGGAACTAAACGATTTAACGGATGGCTCTAGTAACTGAACAGGAAATAGATAATCTCGTAGCGGAAAATCAGGAGCGATACGATGAGATTTATGGCACCTACGACCCTATGACAGGCGAAGGATGCTATAACTTTGAGCATCGTGTGCTGATAGAACTATCCGATTTTTTCATTCCTAAGATGTGGGTTCCGAAGAAGACCGCCAAATCTGTTCTGTTCAGAGGACTGAGAAAGATGGGCAGTCTGAAAGACTACATCAACTATGTGTTGCACCAGAAGGATGATGCCCAGCATTTCCAAATGCTTACCTTTGCCATCTGCAGAGTGAGGTTCATGGAAGACCCCGAGTTTGCCCTATACGTGACCGATAAGATTGAGGATAAGAAGACCGGTAAGATGATTCCTTTCAAGCTGAACTATCCTCAAAGAAAGCTACTGAAGATTATGGAAGACCTGCGGAATGCCCACAAACCGGTGTTCGTGGTTATTCTGAAAGCACGTCAGTGGGGCGGCTCTACCCTATCACAGCTTTACATCAAATGGATTCAGGACTATAGGCGCGATGGTTGGAATGCTATTGTTCTTGCCCAGCAGAAGAATACCGCCAAGAAGATTAAGGCGATGTACCGAAAAGCTTTGGAGCGGCAGCCGGGGTGGACCGTGGGGCATCAGGGCGCAAAACTTCAGTTCTCGCCATACGAAAATTCTCCCGACGATTTCCAAGTAACGGATGGTGTGAAGGCAATCAGACGAAGCACGCTGACGGTAGCATCCTTCGAGAACTTCGATTCTGTGCGTGGTAGCAACTTCCACTGTGCCCACTATTCGGAGGTAGCCTATTGGAAGAAGACACCAGAGCATGATCCTGAGGGTGTGATTTCTTCTATATCCGGTGGTATCGACCCATTGGAAGACAACGTGGAGATATTCGAGAGTACCGGTAGAGGTAATTCTGGTTTCTTCTACGACAAGTGCCAGTTGGCAATGGACCCAAAGAATAATGATGCTTATTCGTTCCTCTTTATTCCTTGTTTCTTCATCGAAAAGGATATGACTCCTGTAGAGAACAGAAGAGCATTTGCCAAGTGGCTTTTGCAGAACAGAGACCGAAGTACCTGCCCGAAGGGATATCGTGAGACCGGAAAGTTCTTCTGGCGAATGTGGCAGAAGGGTGCTTGCTTTGAGGCGATAGAATGGTATAGAAATTATAGAAACAAGTTTACTACCCATGCGGCATGTGCTACCGAGGCTCCTATTGATGAGGAAGATGCGTTCAGAAACTCAGGTAGACTGGTATTCAATCCTTATTCTATAGACGACATGCAGGCTTTGTATAAGCAAGACCCTAAGTTTACTGCCGACATCGTTGTGAACATCAGCGTGAAGGATGATAACACCATTCCGAACTCGAAGGTGAAGCTGAGAGACGACGGAGAGGGAGACTTGAAGATTTGGGCTGTGCCAAACTGCCTGCAAGTGGAGAACAGATATTTGGTGAGCGTGGATATTGGCGGCAAGAGTACGACATCGGACTATACCGTTATGACCGTGATAGACCGATTCGGTATGATTCCTACGGTGAAGGGAAAGCCAAAGGTGGTAGCTAGATACAGAGGACATGTAAGACATGATAAGCTGGCATGGATGGCTGCTGCCCTAGCCCATTATTATGATGATGCGCTACTGGTAATAGAGAGTAATACTGCCGACCGAGAGAAGAACAACAACACGGAGGGTGATCACTTCCTGACTATTCTGCAGGAGATAGCCGACTACTACGATAATCTGTATCAGAGAACGAGCAGTTCGGAGAATGTGGAAGATAACGTGCTGGCGAAATATGGTTTCCAAACCAACAAGCTGACGAAGCAGCAGGTGATTGATAACTTGGAAGAGTTTATTGATGATAACCTGTATGAGGAGCCAGACAAGGAAATGTATCATGAGTTGCGCATCTATGAGCGACATGATGATGGCAGCTTGGGTAATATCGTTGGTAACGGAAACCATGACGATGTGGTAATGAGTACCGGCATCGGTCTCTTTGTGAGTCTAACGGACATGGAGAAGCCTAGCTGGAAGAAAGCGGAAAGAAGAAGCCGTGGTGGCGATGGTGTTCATACGGCGGCGAAAATTTAGGGGGAATGTTAAGTGTTAAATTTTATGGAAAGAAACTTAGAAAGACAAACTTTGAGCTTTAGCAAGGGAATGACGAATGTTCCTAGCGACTTGCTTTCAGATGATTCAGAACTGCTGGAGAGTGACGGATTTATCTTTAAGGATGGAGAAATGAAGGCGGTGCAGAATGGGGTGAGTATTGGCAACGTTCCTTATAAGATAATGTACGTTCACAAGATGGCAGACTATGAGAATATCATTGCATATGATGGTGCAGGAAATATATACTGGTATACCAAAGATGATAGTGGAAATATCGTAAGCCCACCCGATGGAGTAACGAAAAGTTTTAATGTAGGAACCGTTTACGACGTAAAAAGTATAGGTAATACACTTGCGGTTGCGACAAATGAAGGCTTGCATTATCTGCTATTTAAAGGTGGAAAATATAAAGATTTAGGTACAGAGATTCCTACACCTAATGTGGTGTTTTCTATATCACCAAGTACGCCCATAGAAGCAGATACACCTATCAGATATGAAGGCTTTGTTAATCACAAAACACTTAAAGTAAGCTATGACGACTTTGGAAATGTATGTAGAATACATAAGTTGATATATATAAAGAATAGTGGTGATTTCGGAGAGCAAACGGTTACGATAAATGACAATACTCCTGTCAAAGAAGAAGACTACGAAGCTTATGCTATAACAAACGATAATGATAACAACGAAAACTTATTTCAAGATGCTGTTGTTGGTCATGTATCATCTATTATAAATAAAGCAAAAGAAAAAAATCTTTTCTGCTTTCCTTTTTATGCAAGGTATGCCTTACGTCTCTTTGATGGGACTTATGCCAGGATTTCAAATCCGGTGATTTGTTACCCATGTGTTACAGGCAACCATCATTCGCATATTGGAAACACAACAGCCTACTTTACCTTGTATGGATCAAGTCTAACAGCGGCTGTATCAATACCCCAAAAAGAAGACTGGGTTGATATTGTAAAAGAAATCGTTTTTTTTGCCACAAAGGGTGTAATGCCTTATAAATTAGAAAAAGGTTGGAAATTCGGGTACCTTGATGAGGTTTATGGAATGACGTGGCATGATGATGTTGGACCTGATAATTATACTGAACATAAATATAGCAGATATGGTTATACGGATGAGCCAAGTATGCGAATCATACCTAGTTTAAAAACGAAGGATAAAATAGCAGAAGAATTAAAGAAAGATACTGTGTTCTATAAAATATCGCAACTTAGCGTGATGTCGGAAAATGTAGATGGGGTAAGCTCGGCTCTCAAAATAGATGATGGCGTTCTATCAACATTAGAAACGCAGGAGCAGCTGAAAAAGGATGATTATTACGGATGGGCACATTATGTTTTTAAAAAAATGTATCCATACAATGGAAGATTAAACGCTATCGGAGTATACAGAAGTCCGTTTGAAGGGTTTAGTTCTTTTTGCGCATTAAAAGGTGAAGATGTTGATTCTTATAAATATTATGTGCATATCGAATCTGGCTCTATGTCACGTTGGGTAGAATCTAAAGAAGGTAAGGCTCCAAAGTGTACGCTAAACGGATGGTTTTTCTACCCTGACCCAAATGCTACCGAAGTTATTGTATATGATGTTAAGAATAATAGAGGAATTAAGAGTAAGTTGCAGCCTCACCCTTTATTAAATGGTTCTTATAAAATGGCTCTACCAGATAATACTATTGAGTGGGAGGATAATATATCCTTACCTAGTATAGATAATGAAATAGAAGATTTGAACTCTCAGATTTTTACATCAGTAGTCAATAACCCATTTGTATTTGAGGCATCGGGAGATAATACGGTTGGAACCGGAAAGATACTCGGAATTATTGCCAATACAGAGGCGGTTAGCCAAGGTCAGTTTGGTCAATATCCATTGATGGTATTTACGGATGAAGGTATCTACGGCTTGTCGGTTAACTCGGAAGGTCTCTATAGCAGAGCCTATCCAATATCAAGAGAGGTATGTAATGAGGATTCGCCACTGGTGCCGACGGACAGGCTTGTGTTCTTTGCTTCAAAGAAGGGACTGATGGCGTCAAGCGGTGGAAGCGTAGCCTGTATGAGCGAACAGATGAGGGGAAGATCGCCGAGGAACTTTGCAACCTTCGGTGAAGGCAAGTTCCTGGATTTCCTGAAAGGATGCCTTATCGCCTACGATTACAGAGACTCCATATTGAGAATATTCAGCAAGGGAAAATCATACCAATACATATATAATATGGTGGATAAGACCTTCTCAATGGTGAATAGCGGCATAGAGGCACAGGCGGTAGTGAATGACTATCCGGATAATCTGATACAAGATACTAACGGAAACGTATATTCACTTACAGCAAAGCCAGACATCAACGAAGATACGGAAAGCTATAGCGGATCATTTACTACCAGACCTTTGAAACTGGGCGGCAGTATGACGTTGAAATCGCTGAGAGCGGTGAAGCATCTGTTTGATTCGGACGAAGGAACGATTGGGCTGGAGATATACGGAAGCAACGACTGTAAGCACTGGTGCAAGCTGCCAAGCTTGGCTGGTAAGCCTTGGAAATACTTTACTTTCAAGTATACGCTGCAGAACTTCAAGGCTGCTGATGCCTTTGCTGGCAGTATAGTGGAGGTACAAAGCAGACGAGAAGACAAAATGAGATAATTCTTTCATACGCGCTAATTTATGATAACATGAAAAAGGCGGCTGCTCATCACGAGTGGTCGCCTTTAAAATGAGTTATGAAATACATTTTTAAAAACATGATTCTTCTTTATATTTCCATTTAAATCCGTATGCAGTTTCTTGTTTTCCTAAGCAACAAGCAGAAATACCGCTAGAGTCTTTAGAGCCAACACTTCTAGCTGCTTCTAGTTGGCTGCCAAATTCTGCAATAAAATTACCATTCTTATCTAATTGAATAACAATTTTCCCATTTGTGCTTAAATAGCCTCGCTTCCCAAATCTACAACATCTTTCTCCAGAGTGGCTTATTGAAGCCCTAATTCTATGAAGCGGCATATTTATATTTTCTTTGCAAGTCGCCCAACGCAAATTAGTTACTTTATTATTATCTTTTGACTCATCTAGATGTGATACTTGTGGTTTATTCTCTGGATTTGGAATGAAAGCTTCAGCTACAAGTCTGTGAACCCGATACGTTTTACTCTTTCCGTTCTTTGATAATGTAACTGTCTTGTACCCAACTCCATCATCAGACTGCTTCTTTATCACTTCTGGATAAATTTTTGTGGAACAACCAAAAGCTGTTACTCTTTTTAGCATTTTGACTCTGCCAAAATTGCTTACATCGTAAAGCCCTTCGTATCCTTTTATTGGTTTCCATATTTCCTTTTCCATATATATATAATTTTAATCCATAAGAATGAGCAACAATAACCTAAAAAAAAGCACCAAAGATGCAGAAGTCCGTTGACATTCGGCACGGCCATTGTGCAAATAATGAACGGCATCGCTTTCTTTAATGCCTCTTTCCATCGTCCTGTCCTACCCCACATCAAACCGAATGAAGCGAATAGGAAACCGGAAAGCCCCATTGTAGGCTGACTAACATACATGGGCAGCAGACTAGCGACAGAGGCAACAGCCAGAGAAGTGACTGGTTTCATATCGTTCTTTATCTGCCAAAGCACCAGAAGGTTTACGGCAAGATGAAAACCGTTGACATGGAAGAAGCTATACAGGATATGATTTTGCCAAGGGCAACCGGGATAGAAACCGACGTGCCAAGTACACAGAACGAGGCAGATGATGCTAAACACCAGCTTTGTTCGAAAGTTTCTTCTTACGAAGGTCCATTTCTCTGTAATTTTTTCCATACTTCTTATAGTAAGCGAAAATGAATTTGAGATTACTTGGCTGGATAAAGAACTCGGGTGCAGGCTCAGAAACAAGGAACTGGCAGATAAACCATAAAGATTTGCCCACGAACTCCTTTCGCTGCGTCATTTCGTTCATCCTATTGAACAGCGTATAGTACAACTTCTGACGAATCGGTTTCATACTATCCACCTTTGAGAAATCGCCGACTGCCATTCTACGGAGTATATCCCAAGCTCTTTTGGGAGAAACATAGTATCTGGGTGCAGGAGAATGAACCACCTTTTCCCAAGCCTCCTGTTGAGAATGGCAATTAGGAGCTATCTCCCGATACGCCTTCATCAGATCATCCCTCTGTCTGTCAATCAATTCGTAATTTGCTCTTGCCATATAAATGCTACATTAAGATGTTGCAAATATACATATTATTTAGAATATAACCAAATAAGAACATAAAGATTTAAATAAGTTTAATATTAGACTGGTTTTCATGGTGTTACGAAAGAAAAAGTTTAATTTTGCAACGAAATAACATATATATACTAAGAACTGTTAGTAAAAAGTGAAATTAAACCATAAATTCGTAACAAAAATGAGAACAAAACAGGAATCGCCTCTCTCGGAAGAGGAGGAAGCCTTAGTTATGGAAGGATTATTGAGTAGGAAGATTTGGAGGTTCTATGAACTTCTATCAAAGTGGTCACCCATCCCATTGATGCTAGGTCACTGGTACGGCGTATGGGACTATGGACATTATCCCTAGACCAACAATATTAGATACCGATTTCAACGGGAACTGTATCATCTGGATTTATGTACTGGCATACATTTATATGCCACTGACCATGATACCGGTAAGTTTCTTCTTCAGATACTGCTGGATATTCCGCATTCCTTTCTTCTATTTTTTCGGTATCAACGCAATCAGATTGTATTATCAGCACTGGTTCATCACTCCCGAGCAGTTAGAGATGCACCATGTGTTTATCATATTCACCTTAATGCTTTATGCTTATGGATTTATCAAAATCGCTCTATCGAATAGCAGAATCTGCCTTCGGGATGCTAAGAAACGATGAGTGCGGGTTTACAGAGGAAGAAGAGAGGATTGTGCAGAGGAATCTGCTGTACTGGATGGAAAGGAAGCATCACTTTGACGAACAACTGGGCAGAGCCTGTATCGCCAACATCTATTATTTTGATGATGATGTTCACAAAAAGTATGCGCCTTACTTCGGGTTTGATGAGTTGAAGGATGATTATGACCGGCTATCTTGGAACATACCGGACTACAACTTCTGGGATTTTGCGGTAACGATGAACAAGATGTATGCTGACCATATAGACGTGGTGGGCAAATGGTCGAAGAACAAAGATACCACTAGAAAAAGAATCTCGGAACTGGCTATCAGTTTCCTCTGTGACGAATCGACAAACCACCCGACAGATAAAATCTGGTGGTACATGAACAGCTAAGTTGGAACACGGCAAAAGCTATTGAAAAGCCTTTTATCTTTGTAGCCATTAATCAAAAATAATGGTATATGGCAGAGATAGTACATACATTTTTACAAGAGCACCTGTACAGATCGGCATTGGTTATTGCCATCTGCATGGGTGCTCTTATCATTTCTATGGGCGTGGACCTGTTCTTCGGCATCAAGAAAGCAAAAGAGAACGGACTGGCTACGACAAGTACAGGGTTCAAGAAAACTTGCGACAAGGCGAGAAAATACTTCTCTCCCTTCATGGTGACGGTCTGCATAGACCTGATAGCCTGTACGGTTCTCCCCTTCCCTGTCTTCTCTATGATTTGGGCAGGATATTGCGTGTTCTGTGAATTTGTAAGCGTAAGGGAAAAGAGCTGGCAGAAGGCTGAGATACGGAAGCAGGAGAAGACGGTAAGCATTCTTCTGGAGAACAAAGAAGACTTGGCAAGGGCTTTTGCTGAGATTATGAAGGAGCAGGGAAAGGAGGAGAAAAAATGAGACTGATTAAAAGAATTTTTGTTCATTGCACTGCCTCTTCTCAGAAATGGGGCGTGAAGGAACTTTGGGACGAGTTTAAGCGCAAAGGCTGGAATAACCCAGGGTATCATTACGTGATTACTGCTGATGGTGGGATTCACCAGATGCTGCCGGTAGAAATGGTTAGCAACGGTGTGAAGGGATATAATGCTACGGCTATCAATGTGGCTTACGTTGGCGGCATCAACAAGAAGGGAAAGGCGGTAGACAACAGAACTGAGGAGCAGAAGAAATCGCTTATCACTCTGCTCACTCAGCTGAAGAAGAAATATCCGGATGCTGAAATCTTGGGGCACAGGGATATTTCACCCGACAGGAATCATAACGGCGTAGTGGATCCTTGGGAGAGAATCAAGGAGTGCCCTTGCTTTGACGCTAAAGTTGAATACAAAGAGATATAGCTTATGAAATGGTATGACATAAGGTTTTGGAAATGGGCTTGCATCGGCTTGGTGATTGGGGTTATCCTATTGGCATTTACAGGATGCAAGACGAAGGAGTATATCAAGGTTCCTTCGGTTAGAACAGAATACGTATGCAGAACTGATACTTTTGCTAAGTTGGATAGTATCTACATGAAGGATTCGGTATATGTTTTTCAGAAAGGTGATACGGTTTTCCATAACAAGGTGGTTTATCGGGACCGGTATCATAATATATATAAGGTGAAGACGGACACGATCATCAAGAGGGATTCTGTCTCCGTTCCTTATCCTATAGAGCGACAACTGACGAAGAACGAGCAAAGGCTGATGTCGCTGGGCAGATGCTATATTGCTTTCCTGTTCATACTGGCGGTTTGCGCGATTGGGTTTACTCTCTGGTACAGAAACAAAAAATGCTAGCTTATGGCGAAGATTGAAATTTGGAAAGAAGTTGAAGGGTACAACGGAAGATACCTTGTCAGCAATATGGGAAATGTTATCAGTAATTCATTCTTGGGTAAAAGCGGAAAGGTTGGTTATTTAAAACCTATGATAAACCATCAAGGGTATGTATGTTATACTCTATATAAAGATCGTACGCCTAAGCGTATGCTTGCACATAGACTTGTCGCACACGCATTTCTCCCCAACCCAGAAGGGAAACCATATATTGATCACATAAATACAATCAGAAATGACAACCGTGTGGAAAATCTAAGATGGTGTACCCAAAAAGAGAATATAAACAACCCTATTTCTATTGAGCACATGAAAGAAGGTTGTAAATCTACTAAGAGGAAAAGGCGCAAGATAAGACAATATGATAATAACGGAAAGTTTATACGAGAATTTAATTCTGCCTGTGAAGCAGCCGAGTTGATGAAATGCGGTGTTTCGCAAATATCGAGCTGTGCTTCAGGAAGAACACTTAGTTCTAGAGGATTTCTTTGGAAATTCGCAGATGAAGTTGGTGACAGTTTAAAGATAGATATTCCAGAAGGCGTTGTGTTCAAAAAAGAGAAAAGCGTAGCTTCGTACTACCACGGAAATCTTAAAACGGTATATCAAAAGATGGTAGATTGCGCTAATGAGTTCCACATTACCAAAGAAGCCATGTCGCTACGTATCAAAAAAGGAAAAGAATACGATGGTTGGAGTTTTAAATATTTGTAGCTATGAATAAAACTTTAGAAGCAATAGATGTTATTTTGCTAGAGCTGCATCAAAGAATTCAAGACGGTCGATGTTTAACTAGCGAGGCTCAATCCAAAATGATGTTGAAGTTCTTACACGAAATCGCCAACAAAGACGAGCCTATCAGCAAGGCTGAGGCATGCAGCTATGTTCGTGTTTCCAGGGCTACCTTTGACCGGCTTGTGAAGGAAGGTAGGCTGCCAAAGGGTAAAAAGCGGAAAGGATGGACCGAGCTGGTTTGGTACGAAAAAGATTTAGATAAATATGTAGATAGATTGGTATAGATTTTACTTTTTTATTTTTAGTTAGTTGTATTAATTAGGTTTTAAGTAGATTGTTTCATTGCAAAAAGAAATCCCCACTCGGCTGTGATAGCTGGGTGGGGATTGTGGGTTATTTATTTCATGAATGCCATCCAAATAGTTTGGTTCTTGATGGTGGTACGGTGCCCGAATATAGGTTTGTAATCGGTGATAGCCTTTAGCACATCACTAACCTTTATCTGCTGCTCGTTCCACTTGAAAATGAGCGTTCCGTTTGTTTTCAGCACCCTCATGCCCTCATGGATAGAATCGTTGATGAATGCTTGCCAATTTTCGGGCAGCTTACCATATTTCTTGCATAACCAAGAGTTCTGTCCTACCTTTAACAGATGAGGAGGGTCGAAAACTACCATATTAAATGTCTCATCTTCGAATGGCAAATTAGTGCAATCGGCTATCATATCGGGTTGTACGTCTAATTTGCGTCCATCACATAATGTGTCGTGATATTCTCTTATGTCGGTAAAAAGTACCTGTGGGTCCTGCTTGTCGAAATAAAACATACGAGATCCGCAACACATATCTAATATTCTTTTTTTCATACACTATCTTTTTGTTAGTTTAATTGCCTTTATAAGGCGATGATCTCCTGCTATTTTACCGGAATCTTTCTTACCATGGTAATAACCAAATCTATAAGCCCAATATCGGGTTTTATAGACTTTCTTCATTATCTTCTTAGCTAATCTAATCTTCATTATTTATCTTCTAATAGCACTTATCGATTAAGTTACCAACAACCTTTACCTGTATGCCATGGCTTATATAGCTGTATAAAGGTTCTAAATTCAACTGGTATGTCCCATTGAGCCACATAACGTCTCTTGTTTTGGAAAAAGGGCCAAGGTCGTATTCAAGCATATCGTGTTCATATATGTCAACCCCACAACAATCTCTCATACCGGTACGTTGGCAGACGGTTTCAGGGTTAACTTCCTTTTTATGGCAGGTAGCCCCCTCATACCATAAAATAAATGTACCGAATGGAGTATTAACCAAAGAACCTTTAACCCATTCCCCGTTATCAAGACGTTTAGCCTTAAACTTTATGTTTTCTGGTTTCATATTTATATGTTTATATAAAGTCTAAATAGACTGTTGTTTTTACTTTATTAACTTTGTTATTGTTATTGTTATTAAAATAATCACTACCTTTGCACTCGAATCATTTAGAGTATCAAACTCTGTTAAGGTAAACCTCTAGCCAAACATTAACAAATAAAACAATGGAACAGCAATGAGATTTACAAAGCCCCTTAGTTGCCGCTTAGGGGCTTTTTCGTGTACCGCAGTTTAGAGGTTTTGCGGTATTCCAGCTATCGAATGGTAGTGAACTTAACATTGTTTGATTATGACAAATGATTCAAAAACAAACGGGAAACGTCTAATCTTTCGTCCTTACGTTGTTAGGGATGGTAAGATTATCCGTCCTAAGCACGGAGGTTGTCTAGCCTTTTGGGTTGACGATTAAACCCCCTATTTGTGGGGTAGCGGCAACTACCCCTTTTTATTTTAATTCTACCGGTTCATCATCCCAAGATAATTCCCTTCCGATGAGTTTCTTAATGCTACCTTGTGGTATTTCTATGCATTTGCAAGAACCATAATCGTCTCTCCAGCTATATACAGCTTTGTGAGGCTCTGTTTCAAATATAAGTTCTGTACCGAAACTATTAACACATACCCATGCCATAGCTATTCCTCCTTATCTTCTATTATATAAGGACAACACTCTGTGTATATATACTTACAAATATCACTTAATTTGCAAAGTTGACAATCTCCAACCATAACTATTCCTCCTCAATTAACTTAAATCCATTAGATTCTACCCTTTCTTTTTCTAAGTTCTAACATTCTTCTAGTTCTACGGCTTTCCTTGCCACTAGGAGGGTTGCCAGCGAGTTTAAGATGTGGAATGCTATAATAATCATAGACATTTTCACCTTTAATAATGATTGTCATACTTACTCCTCCTCTTTAGTTTCATACTCCTGTTGTAACTTCTTGACCTCGTTCACAAACTTACTGACATCAATATCACAATCAATTACCTCTTGATGGTTTTTGATTGCATCTTCTATCAGATGGGTGCATTCTTCGGTAAAACCACAGATATGATCACCTTCGATGGTGTAGAGATACTTGTGTGTGTTATAGTAAGCACACTGGCAGAGAGATAAGCCCTCTGAGTTGAGGCGGTCCCGTACATCTGGATTGTTGATGCGAAGGACCACCATCTTACCTTTACTAGAATAGTACTTGCGGTATTTGATTCGGTCTGCAACGATGATTGCTATAGCTACCAACAACAGGATAGCTAGCACGATGATAACATCTATTTGAATTGTATTCATAACTTTCATTTTGTTTAATTGTTTATCTTAATTCGTCCATTCTTCCAGGATTTTGAATGTTCAGTTCCTTGTTGACATCATGTAGGCTGACGGATGGCAATGTATGCGTATCGGGGTCTAAACCCTTCGACTTGCAGTAGTTTCTCCATGCCTCTATGCCATGAGGTTTCTTTGCATCCTCTATCGCTTTCAGTCGCTCTTCTTCTTTTCTGCGCTCGTCCTCTACCATTCCACGCTCCTTCAGCAGGTCTGCCTCGTAAGCTATCAAGGATTTCATTATATCCTGTGGATTGATTGTCTTTCCGTTGTTGATGAGCTTGTTGTATTCACCATTGGTGAAGGCTACGAAGAAGTAATCAAGTTCTGCAGGAGTTATGTAGAAATACTTTGTACAGATACGCTGAGCAAGCAACTGAATCTGATAATCTGTTGCATTATCGTAGGCACCCAGATAATAAAGAAGGTCTATCAGTCGTCCTGTTACCCATCCTACGAGGTCTCTGAGTCCACCACGTTTCTGAATATCCAACATGGTTTCCTTATTCTTCTTTATAGCCTCAGTTAAGGTTGCAGGACGCTGATAGTTGGCCTTATCCCTGATGATAGGCACTCGCGATGAGTCGGGCAGCGCGCTCTGAACGTTGGATATTCCGTTGTTGCTCATAATCTTGCTTTTGGATAATTTCGTCATTCCAGCACTCACCATTAAGATAAGTGAGTGGGTCTTTTCTGTATACAGGGTCGGGCGTTGATGCTACATAGAGAGGAGTAGCTTTCATACAAGCTACCTTATCGTTAAGGCTTAACTTCTTCCACTTAGCCTCTGCTTTCTTGCGGCCTCGTTTTTTATTGTAGGCATTCCACCATTCCTCAAAAGGCGGTTCGAAGACCAACATCTGTTTTTGCTCTTCTTCAACCTCCAAGTCTACCGTCTCTACTTCGGTATTGTTGTCGAACAACTCAGAAGGCTTGTAATACTTACCCGTAAGCGCCCATCTTGCACCGGCTACAAAAGCATCTTTAAGAGGTTCGCTTTCCGAATATTTATTTGCCTCCGAATGGATTTCCTTTAACGTTTTCATAAGCTATATGATTTTGATGATTTATACCCAACCGGCACCCGAGTTCTCGAGTTCTCGCTTGCAATACTGCAAGCCTACCTGATCATCGGGTTCCGGAATCATGATGCTGCGGACATTTGCGTAATCTATCACGTTTCGGATAACGCTGCTAGCCTCTGCTGTATTAAGGGAAGTGAGAGGCTTGTATTTGCGGTTACCTGTCTTATCTACCTCATCGGTATAGAAGATGTAGCTGCAAACGTTGCGCTGAATATCACGAAGCGTTTCGTAGAATGTCTGCCCTAGTTTTAGGGCGAGATAGCTAATCATGAAGTGGAGATAGCTAGACTGCTTGTCAGTCTGAATGGGGTGAAACTTCTTTAGCTCGATTCTAAAGCCACATTCTTTGGCCTTCTGAACTTCCTTCACGATTTTCAGATAGTCACGAGGATCATTAGGATTGTATACACTCATATTATTATAATTACATTAGATTGATTACTAAACCCTTGCAAGCATAGTCGGTTGGAATACCGAGGACCTGCTGGAATTTGTTTACGGAAACATCGGGGTTAAGATGGCGTGCTGAACCATGAATGAGGACGATGCGCTTGGCTGTATTAGCTGCCTTGCATTCGTTGAGATACTCGATAGAGTGAGCCAGACTCATGTGGGAAAGACGGATGCGGTCTGCTTGGCTGACTATCGTCTTGCCTTCGTTTACGGCTTTCTCTAGGAGAGAATCATCATAGTTGCATTCTGCCAAGAAGTACCGGCACCCTTGAACTACATTTTCCATATTGTAGCAATCGGTGAAGAACATCATGGTTCCCATTTCCGGATGATGAATGAGGAAAGAGAAACAAGGCACATCGTGTTCTACCTTCATCGGGGTGATACTGAAAGCACCAAGATGATAGGTCTGTTCTTTAATCATGCCTTTTACTCCCTTGCATTTCTCGGATAACTCTTCGGTAGAGTAAACATCGATTCCTGCTCTCAGAAAGTCTTTGGCATTTTTTGCATGATCGCCTTTCAGCCGTGGGAGTGACTGATAATCACTCCCACGCATTTTGACGTTTTGAGGTTTGCAACTTTCTTTACTTCCTGCAACGGACGACCGGCCTCTATACAGAGCTGTTGACCATTACTAGCCTCCAGTACGTAGGAATTGCCAAGACTATTGCTATTTACGACTATTAACTTCATACTTAACTTTCTACTCCAATACGACTCTCAAATAACAATGATGGAAAGTAACTACTCATTTACAACTTCCCAATCGTCTGCAAATACATCACTAGACGATGGCACCCAAGAATCTGCTCTGCCATCTGGATTGATGATAAGCATCTGATTGGTGTAGTCAATGTGAGGATTCTCACGCTTCATCAGAATGTCCTTAGCAATCTGTGGCAATGACTGCATCTTAGGAATGATGTCACCTGTAATGTGGGAAGGAACCTGCTTCACGATAAACAACCCCTTACCATTCCATCCCTTGCGTCTTACCGCAAGACCTGCCTTCAATAAGTCAATAGCACCACCGAAGTTAACAGAGCCTACTTCACGATAGGCTTTCTCAAACACACTCTTAGGAGACCAAGACTTATATCCGTTCTCATACTCTACCAAATAGCCATTTTCCTCAATGGCTGATTGTGTAAGTTCTCTACCAAGCACTTTCTGTGCTTCTGTCATAGTCATAGGCTCTGCCATAATAACTTTTGTTCCAATATACTTTTTCATAATAAAACTTATTTTTATTTTAACTCAAACTAAACTTCTGAGCCTGTGGCTGCTCATCATGTACTTCTTCGGCATTCACGACTTCGCCTGTATCAGCATTGACCGTAATAACGTTCTTTGCCTCGGCAAACTCTTCATCACGCTGAACGATGGCAGAAGGTCGCTCATCGGCATTGATAACCTGCGCTGCATCAACAGAGAGCTCACCCCATGAGGAAAGAAGCTGACGAAGGACGGTCTTTTCTGCCATGTCCTGAAAACCAGCAAACCATCCTAGACCTCCACCTTCTCCATTTACAGATTGCTTGATTCCCAAGTCTCTCAAATCCTGCCATGTAAACTTTGAATACTTGACTGTTGGGGCGTAGGTCTTTGCAAACTTACATACATCATCAATAGTCATGTACATAATCTTCTCGAAGCCAGACTTCTGCTTGAAATATGCGAAATATCCTACTGGAACATCGGAAATCTTCTCTCCGCTGATATCGAGTGAACCTGTCACCTTATCGAAACCTTGGAACTCGCCTTCATAGACGGTTCCCTTATTGATGTTCTTATACTTATCGGTGCGAAGAGCAAGATTGATATATCCCTTTGTTCCGATGATAAGGGTTGGTGTAGGAACGAGCTGACCGGTTGCCTTATCTTTGTTCTTGAAGACCACGATGTATGCCTGCCCCAACTGCTTGTTGATAGGCAATCGCAATCCTGCTGCCTTTACTGCCTCGCCCATGAGCGCATTAGGGTCACACTGCATCAGCTGAGGGTCGGAAGTGAACAACTCCATCAAACTGGTGGTGAAGGCGCCTTTGTTGTCCTTCAATGTGTTCTGCAACAGGCTTTGGTAATAACTATTGTTCATTACCGCCTGAAAATTCTTAACTGCTACTGCCTTCTGAGAAGGCTGTGCTTTTGCTACTGCTGTATCTGCCATGATTACTTCTCCTCTTCTTTATGATTGATTAATTCCTTAGCGATACCAGCCAAGGCTATTGTTCCCAAAGCAAGATTGATTTCACCACTTTCCGGAAAAAGTTCTTTTGGATCAACCTCTACTCGATCGTGGTTATCTAACCACTTCTTTATCCGGCTCGAATCCGTTCCGTCCTTCATGCCTCCTCCTAACGCTAGAGTACCTTTAATAAGGTCTTTGTCAACCAACATTTCTAATTTTAAAGTTTCTGCCATGATTTTTATTTACTTATATGTTTGATTAATTCTTCTTTTGTTTTAAACACTTCGCTTTCTTTCCTTGTAGGGAAGACTGCGAACTTATACTGAATAGAGCAAGGTGCCTCGCCTATCTGCTGAAAGAATACGCCCACGATGTTTGCACGTCGGATTTTGTACCCATCGAGCAGATAGACTGCATCACCTATATCGAACTTAGTCTTGATTTGCATGATGCGTTTCAATCCATTGTTGCCAGAGCGAAATACTCAACCTTTAGTTTATCATCCTTCGATACTACCAGACGGATTTGCTGACCGCCTGTGCTGAGCGGATGGTTAACACTTTCGCATTCATCGAGCACGACAGGAACCGATACATCATAGAACTGACCGATAGTGCGAGCGATGTCGATTCCAGCATTCACCTTTGCAGCACCATTGAGGCGGCTGTAAGGCACACCATTGTGATAACATTCGCAATAAGGTTTCTTCTCACCATCGAGTTTTGGAAGGAACAGACTCCATTTTACGAAACGGAAGTGCTGATTAACCTTGTCTTCAAGAGCCTTGCAAGACAACTGATAGAACTCGTTTGTGATGTTGAGTTTATCATCAATATCATCAAGCTGCTCCTGAAAGATGGCTTTATCCTTCTGTGCTGCTTCGATATGAGTCATTATGTTGTCGTAAGATGCTTTTGAGGCGAGGAGTTCGAGGACTTCATCATATCTGTCAGAAAGCGGCTTTTGCTCTTCATCGAGTGCTTGAAGTAACTTGTCGTTATCTTCATTGCTCTCAGATGGATTGTCGAGTTCTGCCTGCAACTCACCAATCTCTTTCACTACCTGCTGATATTCTTCCTTCTCGGCTAGAATCTGCTCGTAGGTGTGTGGAGCATCGGCATCAACTTCTGCCTTATGCTTTTCGGCATCTTTGAGCGCCTGATGAGCCTTGACGAGTTGGTTTGTGGTGGTCTGACGATCATCATTCAGTTTATCCAACTCTTTATTAAGTTCTGTGTATGCGCTTTGTAGTTTGGCAAACTCATTGTTTAGTTCCTTCATATCCTCTGCCTTGCGAGAATTGAACCGGTTCTGAGATTCCTGTTTAAGGAGCTGAACATCACCGAGAGGGAGAGCCTGACCGCAATGAGGGCAGAAACCTTCCTTATCATCCCATTCCCAAGTGCGCTTGGCAATCTCATCGCTGCGCTTGTTCAAGTCACTAACCTTCTTCTTGCATTCTTCAATCTGAGTGTTTATCTGAACCTCGGTGGTAGGATAGCCACTCATGACTGCTTTGAGGTTATCAACCGTAGATTCTGCCTTGTTGAAGGCTGCGTTGGCGTTGAGAACATCGCTTTGGTGCTTGGTCATATTATCGGTAGACTCCTTATCTGCGCCCTGCTCCATCATTCGCTTGCGTTTTTCAGCAAATTCAATTTTCTTGCGGATTCCGTCAAGTCGAACTCTGTCTGCTCCACCGGTTCGAATCTGCTGAATCTTGTTGCCTATCTCTGCCAACTTTTCTTGCAGCTCATCCCCTTCTTTACCCAAGGCCTTCCAATCCTGCTTTGGTGGAAGGGTCTTGTCGAGTTCGGCAAGTCTGATAGGGACCGCATCGAGTTCCTTCTGAACTTCTGTACGCTTGTGCTTGAGGTGGTGAAGGATGGCATCAATATCTTTCTGTTTGAGGAGTTCAACAAGATAATCATACTTCTCTTCGCCCTTCGTGATGTCTTCGACTGAAATGTCACCTGCCAACGACTGGAGGAATGCACGCTGATTCTGCCATGTCATACCAAGGAACAGATTAGGACAGATGCACCACGAAAATGGGTCTTCTTGAAAGATGTCGTTAACTACTTTGCCGAAATCTCCGGCGGTAGCCAATTCTCCATCAACATAGTACTTGAAGGTGTTGGTGCATTTATCACATTTCCACTTGTCGGTCAGAACTCGCTTGAATGAGATTTCATCACCATCTACCAACATAACCAACTCGGATGAATGCTCTATCTCCTTGATAATATTGTGATTCTCATCGAAGGTTTTGATGTCGAGCTGCATGCCGTTGGTATCAGTACCGAATAATGTGTACATGATGGCGTTGCCGATAGTGCTCTTGCCTCTTCCGTTGTCTCCCGAGATAACGGTTAAGTCTTCTCCAAAATCGAAGACTCCGGCACGGATGCCACAGAAATTTTGAAGTTTAAGTGTCTTGAATAGGATTTTCTTCATTTTTATCTTTGTTTAAAGTTTCTTCTTTTTCTCTCAGTTCCTTATCGTATTCCTCGAATGCCCTTGCTGTAGCGTAGGTGAACTGGTCGCTATTACGCATGGCGTTCAAGATAAGATTTTTGAGGTCTTCGGGCGATGCGTGCATGAATGCGTACGCCTTCGGAATGGTTCTGTCACCCATGAGGACGATGCAGCGGAAATGCTTTGCCTCATCCCCCATCTTGTCAACTATATCAAGTACCTTCTTGATATGATTGAAGAAATTCTGTCTGATATTCTTTTTCATGATTTCGTTTTTTAAAAACCTGCCTATCCTCACGGACGAGCAGGAAAAAATAAATTAAAATTTATGAAAAATAACGCTAAAAACTAATTCTTATCTGTTGATCCTAAACCGCTACGAGTGCCGGTTACCTTGCCAAGTTCCAAGTTAGTATCTGGAACGTAAGTGAAGGCACCCTGACAGATGCGTTGGGTATAAGGAATAACGAACTTGAAACCGAGCATACGCATGATGCGATGCTTTAGCCTCCATCTGCCCGACTTGACGATGGCATGGACTTCTTCGCCATAGCCGCAATCAATCAAACCGAGAATTACATCAAGGTTTGCTCTGACCTTGCCTAGATAGGCGCCATGTAGGAGCCATGAAGGGAAACAAACATTTAACAACATTCCTTTGCCCGACATGCCACTACGTGGCTGAATCAGCAATTTCATATTTGATGGAAGTTGTATCTTGAACCCGAGCGGAACGTAAAAGCGTTTGTTTGGAATTACTTCCGTGTCCTTACTGCAATGAAGGTCGTAAGCGGCATCCGTCTCGTATGACTTCGTTGGGAAACACCCTTGTGTTACCAATTCTACATTGATTTTTGTACCTGATTTACTCATTATTATATATGTGTTTATGATTATCGAAGAAGACTTGCGGCTGTAGACAATGCGCGGATAAGTTCAACGCAATTATCTTTAGTTAAAAGAACAGCTTGAGTCGTACCATCATCTAAAGTAAAGCCATCAACTTCGACAAGTACAGCGTCCTTTTCTTCGTTAATGGTCGTTGTACTAACAGAAATTGTACCATCGTCTTCACTAGAGTCAACGTCCATATTAAATGAATCGTTTGGCTCCTCAAAATGCTTACCAAAGCCATCGTAAAGAGCTTTTACTTTCAACTCCATTTCGTGCGTCTTATCAAATGATTCTTTAAGACCACTAAATATTTTCTTCTCTTTTGCCATTTTGATTATCTTTAAATTCTTTGTATTCTTTCATTGAAATTTGCTTGAACCTATACCCATACGCTAGACCGCCCTTTTTGCTCAAACAAGTGTACATATGACCAGCTGAATGATTAAATGCTCTGCAATATTCAGAACATCCTCCCTTATAGATAGCAATAATCTTTCCGGTATGTACATCCATCTGGACAAGAGGCTTTAACTTATAATCTTCACGCAAATCAAACTTTCCTGTTTCGTAGTCCTCTTTATATATCCATTTAAAGCCATAGCTTTTAGAAAACTGTCCATTTGCACATTTAGAAATTCCAATTTCATACTTGTGCCAATTTTCTTTATTATATTCTTTGGCTGCTTCTAATGCTGAAGGGTATTCTTTTACAAACTTGTCGTCTAACGTGAATTTTAATATTCTTTTTCCGTTAGTATGAGCCATTCTTTCAGGCAAAGTGCCATAATTTGAATTATACTTTGCTGTACACCACTCCAAATTTTCGACTCGATTATTAGTCTTGATTTCGTCTTTGTGATTAATCATTGGAAGGTTACTTGTATTAGGGATAAATGTTTCAGCAACTAACCTATGAACATTTCTCTGTCTGCAAATTCCTTCTTTATTTAGACCAACAAATAAGTAATTCCTTTGACCATCAAACGAGGATTTAAGCAATTTTCCTTTAAGATGGCATAATTTGCCAGTAGATGAAATGATTGTTCTATCCAAGCTGCGAACTCGTCCGAGAGAACTGACCTGATAATAGCCCTCATACCCTTCTATGTCTCGCCATTCTTCACTTCCATTCATCATAGTTCTTTTCTACTTTAAGTTTTTCTACTTCCTTCGTGTAGTAGTCTATGAGAGTTTGAAGTTCGAAGATTGAGTATTGTTTGGTGGAGTGCTTAGTGTTTTCCAACCATTCCACTTTATCTTCTCCTAGTTTTTTAACTAAGGATTTGCGGTAGTCAAGCAGATTTGCATTCAACATGCGGTTGCAGTAACGACATTGCCCGTAAACATTTAATTCACAATACCTTAGCGACATTGATGCTCTACCTATGAAATGTCCGGCATCCATCTGACTGAACGGTTTGTATCTTCCACAAGAAATACATCTGAATACTCCTTGATTGTTTACATCACGAAGTCTGATGTATAGCTGAAAGATTCTATCGAGTTTCTTCACCAAGGATTGCTTGGATGGAATAGCTTTCGCCTTCTTCTTTTCCTGTTCCTTCTTGGCTTTATCCCAAGGAGTCTTCTTTATAGGTGTCCTCTTGAGAGGAGTTTTCCTTTTTAAACCCATATTGCACGTAATTATCATTTGTAAAGTTTGAATACTCGCCCTCGGGCTTTCCGATGTCTGAGGACACATTTTTAATCTTAGAGTTGAGGATATTTATTTTCCTCAGCTTTGACTCGAAGATTCCCAAGGGTGCCCAAGGGTTTCTTTCGAGTTCTCTGTATATTTCGAGAACCTTTCTCTGGTACTTGTGGAGAGTAGGTTCGGATAAATCTATCATAATCCATTGATTTTGAAGTTTAAGAAAAACCTGCCCATCCTCACGGACGAGCAGGAAAGAATCAAAATTTTTTTTAAACAATGTTTGCTGCCGCTGCAGCGAATAATCATACACAACAAACAAATACATAATAGTCCACCTGTAGGATTCGGACCCAACTTCCCGATTTGATAAGAATGTATTAAGGATTTACACAAAACAGTTTCGGGCGTGCTACCAGTTACACTATCGGTGGATAACGGCATCATGCGCTACCATGAATTTAAGAGCCATGCTCACCGCTTTAGCTATCAGTCATAAAGACTGATGCTCGGGGATTCCCTTATAATGACTTAACACTATTCGACTTTACACTTTTCCAATATGTCAAAGAACTTATGTCCAAAAAGGGCAATGGGATTGTTCCGGAAACTGCTATATATAATTGAGGTATAAAACGAAAGGTGCTGGTAGAATGCTCGACCACAACATTTCCTTCTGGTTCGTGGCGCATGAATTCAACGCAAACAACTTATATTGCCACTGGGTCTATACCGCTCCACACCTAACGATTTCAAGAAACATTATAATAACAATATCCAAAACTATTTTGGGGATTCGAGGCGAGTTGAACGCCTTTGCTCGGGTTTCCCCGCTCACTCCGAGTGAGCTAGCTCGATTCCCATGTATCACTCCTATGCTCACGCACAAGAGTGAATTGATAGTTTACAAATAAGAAAAAGAGCCTTTCTTAAGCAATCGTTTAACTCTATGCTCACGCATATCCAATTTAAAACGCATTTTGTCTGAATAACTAATCTAAAAGTTCAACAGCCAAATATTTCACACAT